TGATTTGGCAAAGGTGACTATTCTCAGTATGTAGCGTAATTGTTCTTCCTGAGTTATTGACATACACTCTAATAGCAAGTCTATCAGTAATAGCCAACACAGTCTCAGGAACAGCCAGTGGTGAGAAGTAAGGATTGATGATAGTTCCAAAAGCAATCAACTCAGGGTTAGCAGAGTTGTCTGCAATCAAAGTGAATGTGGTACCATCGTACTTATACAACTCAACATAGAATGATGGAGTCCCCCCACTAGATGATGCAGAGAAATAAAGCTCAAAGTTCCAGTTTCCTGCTGGAATTAATAATGATTCAGGGTCATTGGCATCAGTAATAAACTGAGCAACGTATCCATCTGTAGCAATATTAAAATCAGTGCCAGCTCCAAATACTGGAACCTTACTCATCTCATAGTACGTGTTGCCTGCAAATGTCCCTTGATTTATAGAGCCATTTAAGTAGTAAGATACAGATGAGCCTCCGCCACCTCCGCCACTTGGAAAGTCTCCAAGAGTACCATCACCTCTAACATACTGAGATGCTAAACCTGCACCTACAACAGTAAGTGTACCAGCACTTGTTACAGGGCTGTTTGATACAGTAAATGCAATAGGCATACTAAGCCCTACACTAGTAACCGTACCTACAAATTGGTCAGTGTACTGAGGGATATTTAATGTATTGCCAATTAATGTTGCCGCTCCACTTGTGCCTGTTGTAGTTAAAGTCAAAGAACCCTGTGCTCCAATGTCACTTAATAACTGAGCACCTGTTCTGTACTTAATTATTCCTCCATCACTTACAATAAATCTATCTGTATCTGTGACAGCATTAATAATTGTATTTACAAATAAGTCTCCACTAATAGTTAGCTTATGACCAGTCTCTACAGTACCTGTACCTAGAATTAGATTACCATTGGCAAACATCCTAGATACCTGAGTTCCAGCTATAGATTGAACGACAATCCCATCAGTGTAGCCATGTACAGTTGATCTAGGAGAACCGAAGTTGTTCATCTGTATAGTGTACGCATAAGCAGTCAACCCACTATTCGTAAAGGTTACTGATCCACCAGTTGCACTATTGTACTGAAAGTTAAAGTTATCTGATCCATAGGATAGTGGGCTATCGATCAAAGATGTAGCACCACCCCACATGGGCAAAGTAAAAATCGTACCAGTCCCTGTTACAGGATTGGTTAATGCGTTCTGCTTGTTGTTAAACGTGTTCCAGTCAGTGCTAGATAGATATCCATCTGAGCTTGCACCTGCCTGTGTGATTCCAATTGTGCCTGAACCTGTAATAGTTCCTCCTGTAAGCGGTCCAGTTGTGGCAATTGACGTAACTGTACCTACACTCCAACTCCTATTAGCAGACAAGTCAAATGTTACACCGTTTATAGTAAGTGTAGTTGTCTTTAAAGCACCATCAGTAATGCCGTACCCTGCAAGAGTAGTAGGTGTTCCTGTAATCTTGGACCATGCAAGTGCAGTAATCCATGTCGGGTTAGCATAGCTCTGGTCTGTACGTACATCACCTACCGTCCATGTTCTATCGGCAGTCAAGTCAAACTGGACTCCATTGATAGTAAGATTTCTTGTTGCTGGAGGTGCTCCGACATCACTGAACGTAAGCACAACAGCACCCGTGTAGCCGTTAACACTAACGACTGCATCGGTATTGTCTACCTTCTCCCAAGTCGAGCCATTAAAGATGGCCCAATCACCAAGCTTCCAGTCAGTAATACCATTTAGGTTGGTACTACCTGCAACATTTACTACGTAGTAGTATCCCTTTGTTCCTACTGAACTAGTTAAAGTTGGCGTGTTAGTAGCAGCGTTCCAAGTTCCTTGGTAAGTAACCCCACCAGTTAATCCATTTAGCTGGTTTTGTACCTTGCCAAATGCTGTAAGGATGCTGTCTGTATCGACAATAGTACCACCAGTAATATTCAACCCTGTTAGTATCTTGCTGATTACAGCCAGGTTGCTTAATGTAACTGTAGCGTTACCCGGGCCCATAGCAGTAGCCTCACCACTAAGCTGAGTGATGTAGTTGCCCTGAGCCTGGTACTGTGGAATATTAAGAGTCTTGCCAATATAGGTGGCAGGACCGCTTGTACCAGTGGTTGTTAAAGAATTAATTGTGTTTAGATCCCAAGATCTGTTAGCACTTAAATCAAATGTTACAGAATTGATCGTAAGTGTTCTGCTAGCAGGTACATAGACTGTGCTGTCTAGGCTTCCATCAGCCTTTACAAACTGAGTAGCAAGTCCTCCTGCAACAATAAAAGAATCGGCAGTAATGCTGAAAGCACCTAAGTTTACATTCCCAGTTGCACCAGTGTATGGCACAAACTGATTACCAACTATCCCTATTATCGAACCTATCGAGAAGTTCTTGGTGATATTCAAGTCATCTACATCAGTTCCAATTAATATGTCATTGACTGTAGGTGTTGATAGTATTGGGTATGTACTTATCTTTGCCATTTGCTATTAAGTAATTGAACAAATATACTAAAGATTAAGGTAAGAAGTCTTACCATTCGTACGCACAGCTTTTAACTTTTGCTTTCTGTTCTTGCCTTTAGTATATGATACGTGTACCCAGTCTGGATTAAAGTCAGTTCCAAACTCCCATATAATCTGGTCCCAATCAAGGTTAGCAACAATAAAGTCAAAGACCATCTTGTTAGTAACCCCACTACTACTGCCATCCATGTCGATGTCAATCGCTTCGCCCTTACAATGCTGGCTGGATGCACTTCCCTTAATGAATTTATTGAGAGCCTCTGACCTGTACCCAGAGCTGATATGAATAGGAACTCCAAAGTGTGCGCGGATAGGCTCAAATACTTTCTCCGCTAGTAACTTAAAGTTCTCTAAATGCTCAGCAGTAGGAGTGTTGTCAATGCCGTGACGCTTTGCAGAGTCACTTCTAGTGAGCTCTGATAGATTTAAGTGTTGACTAATTTTCATTCCTTATTTTTTTTATCTTCTGAAGTTGCGTATTTAATTCCCATGATTGTGCCGACAATAGAGAAGGCATTCGTCAATAAAACCGAAAACATATTTGACCAAGTAGATCCAATGATTTGCGTATCCTTATTCGAAAGAATAGCAAACGAGTACATGATAGTAGTAATAAACCCTACCGACATAATCACGAATAAGGCAGACTTTACAATTACCTTAATCAGTTCGTTTTGACTTTTCTTAATTGTTGCATCCAAGTCATTAACTGCTGCATCCTTTTCAATCTCAATCGCTGCCCTTAACTTATTTGAGTTTTCTAACTCAGCCTGCAAACTTTTAGATAGTTCACCAATCTTATTTTTACTTACAATAGTTTGGCTAATATCGGTAGCTATCTTCATTATCTTAGTGATAGTACCGCTTTCGTCAAAGATAGGATTGTATGTAGCCTGCAAATAAATAGGGCTACCATCTATCTTTCTTCTTTCAAATTCACCTTCGTAAAATTTTCCAGCCCTAAGCGTTTCCCAGAACTTTGTGTAGTCTTCAGACTTAGAATACTCGTAGCTAACAAAAATCGAATGATGCTTTCCAATAAGTTTATCGTGCTCATCTTCACCCAAGCCCATAGCCTCTAAGAAGATAGCGTTTACTCCAAGGATAAAACCATTTAAGTCAAAGTAAATAATCGCATTGCTACGATTAATTGCCTCCATTCGACTTAGTAGTTCCTCCTTGCTTAAGTTCTTCATTCCTTCTTGAATATCTTCTCAGCTGCCGTAATACCTAAAGCAGCAGCAGATAAAGCAGCAACCGAATAAACTAAAGCTTCTGATGGTTCGTTAGCCGAATCATGGTTGGCATAAAGCGTATAGCACAAAGCTATTGCAGCAAATACTCCAACAAATCTTTTAGAAGATGCTTCTCCATTTTCAGACAAGAAGCCTTTTAACCAATCAAATAATTTTTTCATCGTCCTTGGCCTTTATATGGCTTCTTATAAAGAATACTTCCTTTACTTGTACTAGTCTTGGTCTTGGCAGCTACGCCTTTACTGTTAGACTTCTTGACGTATGTGTTTGCGATTGAAATCTTAGCCTTTGCCATTACTTTATAAGAGCTAGAGTTTTAAGTTTTTTTATAATTTTATTAGCCTCATCTTCAGCAAAAGTTATTGCCTCTTCTTCTTTATCTTTTATGTCCCAGTTGTTAAGCAAAATAGCTAGATGCATAGTCTCATGCATAATAGCTGTCTTCTGCTCATCAGCACTGTATCTCTTAAACGCACCCATATTCAAGAAAATAAAAGGCTTGTATGGATTTTTTGCTGTAAGTTTTTTATCATCTGGATCATAGTTTGTAAGACCATAGATGTAGACTCCGTTACCTTTTGTCTTGTCAACCTCTTCTGCTTGAGCATCTTTTAAATTTAGCCCATGCATTTCTTCTACATTGTAAAACTTAAATATATCAGTAGCATCCTTGCCTATTACAAGGATGTAATCTCCCATGTCAATTTTTTTAAAACTTGGAGACTTACTTATTATCTTTAAGCCTTGGTTCATTACTACTTCAATATTTCAACAATAACTTTTAATGCCCCCAATCCAACAAGTGTGACAAGCGCATAAAAATAATTCTTGTATTTCTTTAATTCAGACTTCAATTCGTAAACTTCTTTCTTCATTGTCCTCAAGTCTCCAATCATTCCATTAGAGTCCTTGTCAATGGGATTACCTGAAAGCAACGTGTGCATATCTTTAACTATAGCTTTCACTTCAGACACGTCATTCTTTAACGCATCCAATTCTGCTGCCATATAATCAAGCCTACTATTCTCGTGAGGATTCATTTACCAGAGAGCTACAATGTTTAAAGCTGTTGTAGTAGAAGCAAATACTCTAACTACTTGAAAGCTAGTAACAAATGCATTTGGTACATTCTGGAATGTAATGTCATCTCCCCCTGCTGTTAGCACTCGAAGGATTCCTCCGGTACCTACGTACAATATACATCCTGTTACCTCTCCATTTCCTGGATTTGGAATGTCAACAGTATCGCTCTTCGTTACTACTGCCGCTCTTGATTGTTGTAATTTTTGATATGCCATGATCTTATTAATTAATCTTCGTTATATGGGAAAGCACGGTTAAGTGCATCTTTTCTTTTTCCACAGCCACAATCTTTGCCTGCGGCCTTAGCAACAGTTTCAACTACCTTCTTGATCCCAGTAGCTGTAGTTACTTTTTCAATAGTATCTCCTAGTCCTTTGCTTTTCATAGTCTTTATAAGAAAGAATGGCACCAACCAATTAAGACTGATGCCGCTCTTTATGATTTAGATGAATAATTTATTCAACTTCTTCAGCAGATTGCTCGGCCTCAATACTTTCAACCCATCCTGCTAAGAACTTAAAGTCCTCAATACCCTCACTTGAGAAAGTAAACTGATAGAACTCAAACGATTCATCAAGTAATGCTTTCATGTCCTTGGACATAGCCTTGATTCCTTCCTTGGTAAACTTGTATTCACCCTTCTCATTCAACTCTAGTACACCATTCGATTCAGTATGAGCGTGGTCAAGACGAATGTCTTCTCTCTTCTCATTGTACTGCTCAAATAGAGGCTTAATCTTGTCTACAATCTTCTTGAGCTTAGCCTCTGCCTTACTACCTTTCTCAGTAGGTGTTACATTTAACGCTCTAACTAGCTCTAGCAATTCAGCGTTTGTCTTTAATACTTTCTGTGCCATTTGATTTGATTTTTAATGATGAACAAATATAGTTAAACTTTGGAAATTCTTTTGCCCATACCAACTCTAGCCTTCTCTAATTTTTTAGCAGAAAGTTTTGATGGACTTATTTCACTCTTAGTCTTTGGTGTCTCTTCTGATACTCTCAATGTTGGTCGGCAGTACTCATTACGTCCACCTGCGCCACAGGCTTTACCACTCTTGGTGTCCTGCCACTTCTCTTTCTCCCATCTTTTTAGACTAGAGCCCTTCTCAGACTTAACGACATTGCCAGATGCCTTACGACATTTAGCAATAGCCTGGGATGCCCTAGCAGAAGGGAACACATCATACGATGCCTTTACCTTTTTGTAGCAAGAGTCTTTCATCAGTACTTCCCTCTCTTGCTCTTAGGTGATGATTTGGTAGATCCTCCAGGACCTGCCCATAAGTTCTTACATGCCCAGTACTTAGCAGATAATTTATCTGTAGCACTGTCACATTTGTGACGAGCCTTAAATGAAGACCGTGCCGCTGCTGAATAGTTATGACCATACCCCTCGGCACCAAAGTGAATTAGCTTCTCTTGTCCATTAGCACAAGCCTTTACCATCCTCTTCTTGCCGGGCCTGTCAGAAGCAACGACACGGTTACATTTCATTGTAGACTTCTCAGCCATTAATACTTTTTCTTAGCGACAGCTTTTTTTACCATCTTCTTGGCTACTGCTTTAACAGCTTTCTTAGCCATTGCTTTCTTTGGTCCAGATAGGACAGCGGCTTTGGGCATACCCATAGCCATCATTTGATCTCCCTTCATTTTTTCTTTGGTTTGTAAGAGGTTGCGGATTTAACTTTTTGAGTGCAAGGTTGCATATTCTTGTTGTTTAAATGTGGTACCTTTGTTTACAAATGTAATAATAAAAATGAAATCAAATAAAAGAGACTACCTTAAATTCTGGAAAGTAATCCGTGAATACTTCAAGGTAAGGCACAATCTCAGCCAAGCAGATCTAGACATGCTGCTGTACCTATACTCAGAACGCTACTTCAACATCACCACATTCAAGCAATACGAAAAGATATTTGCCTGGGATAAGCAGAGGTTCTACAGATTAATTAAAGAAGGATGGATTGAACTGTTTTCTAGCAGACAGAAGGGTAGACCTGCCATGAGGTCTAAGGCATTGTACTCACTATCCTATAAAGCAAAGAGAATGGTTAACTCAATCTACAAAAAGTTAGAGGGAGAAGAGATTCCTGAGACAATGTGCAACAACCCAATGTTCAAGAAGAACGTAAGGTTCTCGGACAAAGTCTACAGGAACATGATTATTACTATGAATCAGGAACTAAAGGAGAATAGACTCACAGGACAAGAACTACGTCACGTTCCTGAATAATTACGCAGTGCTCATCATTGATGATCATCACATAGCTGTTAGCCTTGTCGTAGTACACGTTGTCTCCTGGCTTGATTGCACTTACCTCTGTCCCTGAGTTGATTACTACTCCACGCTTGTAGCGTAATTGGTTGGTATCCTCACCAGATAGGACTAATCCTGAAGAAGTCTTTACTTCCTCGTCAATTGATTTGATTACAATATTTTTTCCTATAGCTTTCATACTACAAAGATAGTTATGTAAAGACCAGAAACAAAATACTGGAAACAACTACCCCAAATACAACCCCTATCAGAAGCCCATCTATGAAGTTCCGATAATCCCTTTCGTTTAGTGCCATAAGATTATTTTTGTGTTGCCAATATAATAAACGAATTTGAAAAATAAAAAATAATAGTAACTTTATGGACAACAAATAAGCTTCTGATGAATCTAAAAAAGGTTAGCAGAAATGTTCACGTCATTGATCTAGAGAAATCAGAGACAAAAATAGCTCTACTATCAGACATTCACTGGGACAACCCAAAATGCGATAGAAATAAACTAAAAGATCACCTAGAGTACTGCAAAAAAAATGATATCCCAATCTTAATCAATGGTGATTTCTTCTGCTTGATGCAGGGCAAGTATGATCCAAGAAGAAACAAGAAAGATATTTTGCCTGAACACAATAAAGCAAATTATATAGACGCTGTTATTGAAGATGCAGTAGATTATTGGTCTCCTTACGCTAATCTGCTAACAGTTATTGGATATGGCAACCACGAGACAGCAATCATTAAGAATCTAGAGACTGATCCTCTACAAAGATTCGTTGACTTGCTAAACTATACCAACAAGACTGATGTTTATACTGGTGGATATGGGGGATGGTTAGTGATTAAGTATAAAATACACGCCAACACTATACTGTCAAAAAATTTAAAGTACTTTCATGGTAGTGGTGGGGGTGGAATAGTTACAAAGGGAGCTATAAATTTGACAAGAGCCCTAGAAATGTACGAGAACATGGACATATTCATCATGGGACACATACATGAGAACTCTAGTCGTAACGATGTACGTGATACTATCCAGTTTAACCCTGGTAAGCATGTACACGAGATAGTTCACAAGCAGATTCACCTAGCTATAACAGGAAGTTATAAGGAAGAGTACCAAGATGGAGCCTTTGGTTGGCATATTGAACGAGGAGCTCCTATAAAACCTATTGGTGGAAGGATACTTAACCTATATGGTAAGGACACACACAAAAAAGACTTTAGAAGTTACGAATTATTAGTAGACAGTTGTAAATTTCCCCTATGAAAGCAATACTAGAATTTGATTTGCCTGAAGATAACACAGATTTTCAAGCAGCTATTAACGGGCATAACTACAAAAGTGCCATCTGGGACTTTGACCAATTACTTCGTTCTGAAATGAAGTACAAGGAGTTATCTGATGAGACCTACAAAGCGTATGACTACTGCCGCAAGGAGTTAAGAAAAATATTAGAACAGGATAACCTTTTTATCGAACAATAATGGAAGACAAGAGAATACTTACATCGATCATTTCTTTTATAGCAGGAATCATTTTAGCATTTCTTATAATGCCAAAGCCTGAATCGGAAACGGTATACAAGTTTGAAAGCGTGACAAATACGGACACTTTGATTATCGAGGTCAAGGACACAGTTTATGTGCCGAAAATGTGGATAAAATCACAGTTTGTTAGGGATACAGTCCTAGAAGAATATAAGCCTACTATAAGCTTGTTCAGCACCACGACTCCTTTCGAGTATGGTAACACCTACGTTAGTGGAGAAGTCCTCGGAGAGGTACTTAAAATGAGCGTTACGAACGATTTTAAAATACCTGTGGTAACCAACACGGTTACGAACACAGAGACTAAGACAATTATAAAGAAGAGCAAAGGATTATATCTAGGCGCAACGGTGAACTCTCTGTTACAACCAGGCGCAGCAGTAGCCTACCTGGACAACAAGTACATCTTTGAGTACCAGTACCAGCCACTACAGAATATTCACCAGATAGGTGTAAGCAAAAAGTTATTCTAAAGGTTAACAAAAGTTCCCAACCTGTGAACTTATAGGTTGTTATTCGGAAATTATCCGAATTGGTTGTCACAATTTTACAAATATTCGTCCCAAAAATCGACAACATTAGTCTCCAAATGTAGACAAAATGGAGACATTTGGCAGCTTATGGTAAAGAGTGCCGTAATATAGTAGTATATCTACTACATTTACGCATAATGTAAACCACAATGAATGATATCTCACTCATTTGTAAAATATGTTTTACGTTATGCATGAATTTTTAACAGCACTAGGTACCCAATCAGGTCGTTCACCACGTCCTCATCATCCTTCTCAAGGCTGCCGTTCTTGATTCGCTTAAGCTTGTCATCTATTCTGATCAGTAGTCCTTCTTTTGCGGACAACTGACTGAACACACCAATCGGCTCTAGTGCTGAGTTGCCGTACCTGCGGTTCTTCTCAATGAGCATACGCTCAATCTGCTCCAGTACCTCGCCTACCTTAATTGCAAATGGTGCCTCCATCTTAATTTAATTTATTAGTCTCATACCACCATATCACTAGCAATGCGAACACTATCGCTAGGCCCACAATAATCGCCCAGCTCTTAAGCGGTCTCATAGTGCCCTATGAAATTTTTGAACCGCTCGCCCTTGAGGTACTGGCTTGTACTGAACTTAGACCGACCCTTCTTCACTAGCAGGCCCCCCTCGAACAGCACATAGAATTCATTTTCAACTAACACTTGGTGTAGGCCAAAATACTCTAGCCACATCTCAGCGGTCTTTCGGTTCTCGTCAACGACTTTTGTCGCTTGGCCGTAGCCAAATGGGTTTAGTATTGTCTCCATATATTATCTGGTCTCGTATGATCGTGCCATAGTTATGATGGCGTTAGTGCTCAATATAGTTGTCGCTACACTCACAGCGTTCTGCAACGCACTGCGTGTCACCTTCAACGGGTCAATCACACCCATCTTAATCAGGTCACCCATCTGTCCAGTCTTTAGGTTGTACCCATGCCCCACAGGCATCGCCTCCTTGTACACGTCACTAGGCTTGAGCCCAGCGTTTGCTAGGATCTGCTGGAATGGTGCCATCATCGCATTGGATAGGATCTTAATCGCCACACTCAGCTCAGGGCTATAGTGAAAGCTGCCAGTAGGAATGAGTGCTGCACTCTCGTCAAGCAATGCCTTGCCTGCACCTGGTAGTATGCCCTCCTCCAGAGCGGATCGTACCGCACACACCGCATCATCAACACGGTCGTACAGCTCCTTCTGCTCCAGGTCAGTCTGCCCACCTACGTATATCACACCTATCCCTCCCGTAAGGGAGGCGATTCGCTCCAACAGATGGTCCTTGTCAGCCTTCTTCTTAGCAATCTTATGCGCCTGCCATAGCTGCTGTACCCTCTCTTCAATCTTTACTGTGTCGAGCTTGAGGTCACTCTTGAGTATGATGGTCTTGTCCTTGCCAACCACTACTCTGGCTGCATGCCCTAGGTCAGCAATAGTAATTTGACTCAGGTCATCCCCGGTCTTCTCACTGAAGTATGTTGCCCCAACACTCACCGCCAGGTCCTGCATCAGCTCATGCTGTCGGTACCCGAAGCTAGGTGGTTGAACCACGCACATCTTTAGGTTACTCTTCATCACGTTTGCCGCCAAGGTGTTCACCACGTTCACGTGGCATGGCGATACGATCAGTAGCTTCTTCCCCTCCTGGATGATTGGCTTCAGCACGTTCTCAATCTGCAACACATTACTTATCTCAATGTCAGCCACCAGCACCAGCACATCCTCAAACACGCACTCGTCCCTACTCTGATCGTTGATGAACAGTGGGCTTGTGTAACCCCTGTCAATCTTTAACCCTCTAGTGGTCTCAGCATACGTGTCAGCAGTCTGGCTTCGCTCCACCGTTACTATGCCATTCTTCCCCACCTCCTTGTACACATCAGCAATGATCCGACCTATGTGACTGTCATTGTTCGCAGAGATAGTCGCTACGTCAAGCAGCATTGAGTTAGTCACCTTCTTGCCCTTCCTCTTCAACCCCTCAATCACTTTTGAACTCAGCTCAGATATGTTGCGCAGCACCTCAGTGTTATTTAACTGCTCAGTGCCAATGTGCTCCAACCATCCAAGCACCAACCCCTCTGTCAACACTATGGCAGTAGTCGTGCCATCACCAGCAGCAGTAGCCGTTCTATCAGCCGCCTCCTTCATCATCTTCACAGCAAGGTTCTCCACAGGGTCAATCAGGTCAACAGCCTTAGCGACAGTCACCCCATCCTTAGTTACAGTAATACCATGCGTGTGATTAGGACTCTCAATTAGTACTGTGTTGCCATATGGCCCCAACGTACTCTTGACCGCTCCAGCAATCTTCTTGATGCCAGAGATTAACTTTAGCCTGCCCTCCTGGGCGAAAAATAAATCTTTAGGTTCCATTTGAATTAAATTTTACCAAATCTATAAAATAATTTTTACAAAAAAAAAGCCATCCCGAAGAATGGCCCTTTCAATAAGCTCAGGAATATTATGCAATTGCAATACCTGACACCGCAAACGGTAGGTTCTCAACCTGAAATGCTACATACGTCCATGATGTAGTCAATGCACTGACAACAGCAGCCTGAATAGCGTCACGCATACTCTCGTCACCAGCACCAGCTGTAGCGTGAGTAATTGTTACAACATCAGTACCTGTGCTTGACTTGTAGTTCACAGTCACAGTAGTTGTTGACGCTTGCGAAATTAATACAATACCTGTTGCAGAAAGCAATTGATTCTGCTGGTCGGTTACGGGGATACTTAAAAATTTCTCCATTTTTTTGTTTGTTTAGTTTGTTCAGACAAAGATAATGAAAAATGGAATATCAAATTGAATGACAAACTTCTTCTTCCCTATATATATATATATATTAATATCTCTCTTTTATATTTTTCTCACTACAACTCATTTTAAAAATCAACATAATCGACAGGACTCTAGATATCAGCTAGTTACACGACATAATTTCGTACAGTCCATGACAGTTTATCTGGCATGAGGGGTACAAAAAAAGAGGGACCATAAAATCCCTCTCTCCAATAAACTCAAAAAGCTACTACTTCAAGAACATCCCTCTGATGTTATCGTCATTGCCTGCTCTCTGAATACCTAGCGACACAGCTTCAGAATACATCTCAAGCTTCTCTGCTTTCTTCAAGGTTCTCTTAATATCGATAGCCTTTTGAATTCCTGTTACGCTGTTAGGACGATCATTTATCAAACGACCGTTCTTCATTGTTAGTCCATCAATCATGCACAAATATAATACTTTAGATGATAGGAGTGGTTGGGTAATACCACCAAATTACGACAGCCGGCCCGAACCGGAAACGATTTTTTTTTCGGCATGGGGGGTAGGCATGATCTCCGATCCCCTCGGATTTTTTGGCTTTTTGCTAGGGACTGCATGACATGGCCATGGCCAGCCATTGCGAACACCTATGCCCTAGCTTATCCTTCCTTCCATGATCTACCTAGCTACATTCCTTCCAGATAAACTTGACTCATAGTCAATGCATAGAGAAAGATCCCCAGGAGATCATCCCCAGGAGATCCAACACCAGGAGATCACATGCCATGATCTTTTGCTTTATCCCCATCACCCAGATTGTACGAACAAATAATATATAAGATCCACAATAAAATTAATGTCGCTGATTATCAATCACTTACATAAAATGTTATTCAATAATGAAAATAAATTGAACGAGTATTAGATTATGAACTAGAAATGATTTAATATTGTACATGCAATAAGCAAAACCACTAAAACAACATACACTATGAACACCAAGCAAATTATCAACGGACAAAGCCAATTCTATGCTGATCTTATTAAGGAGACCAATGGAACGAATAGAGGATGGTACAATTTAATTGTATCAATAAGGGATCTAAAACTTTATGAGTTTGGAATGAAACCACATAGCAGATGGAAGATCTCAGATGTTAAAAACTACTTTGGAATCCAAGGTAATGCTACATCAATGAGATCCCAATTGGAAGAAATATTGGAAGCGATCAAAGGTTAACTGACGAGTCTTGAATAGACGAAACCAATCTACGGATTGGTCTTAACCAAAAAACACAAAACTATGGCATTAGTACAAAAAGAAGTGAACGCATTATGGTTTACTGCAATTCAAGGAGAAATGGTAATGAACTACAAGTACAATACCAATTTGGGTAACTATAACCCATTCACAAAATTCAGAGAAGTATTCCCAGAAGCACCAAAAAAGAAGGTAGATTGCTTACTATTTGTATTCAACCTATGCTTAGAGAATGACATCAAGCCATCTAGATTGTTGGAGAAAGTAATGATTGAAATAGACTGGTAAGAAAATAGTATACATTCCATGCATCTAGGATGTGGCATTCGATTGCGACATGGAACAAACTTTAACCCTAAACTAAAACAAGATGAACAGCAACACAAAAGGAACACTACTTGCCATTGGGATAATGGTAGTAATCATAGTAATTGGACTTCTTTATGGAGTACAATTGGAAAAAAGTTTCTACATATCAAACACCTACTAACATGAGAACATTAGGATTAATTATCTACACGATTGTGGCATTACTCCCAATATTTATACTTGGATACATGCTTGGACTTAAACTACTATAAAAATGACAAAAGCATATAATTACTTATCGAATTTTTTAATTGCTTACCTATGGGTAATGGGAGCATTATGGATAATATCAATAGACGATGCTGTAGTACTATTGATAATGAAAGTTTATGTAGCATTCTCAATTGTAATACTAACTAAAATTTGGAAATAACATGGGACGATTTATTACATCTAGATTCAAAAGCAATTGTGCCGAGACAGGCAAGGTAATTGGCAAAGGTGAATCCATCTACTACGATGGCAAAGCATACTGCGAATCATCAAAAGCATACAGAGATAGAAAGGAAGCAAACCAGACTTTCGCTCACATCAAAGCAAACGAGGATGCATACTTTGATAACTTTTGCTACCAAAATAATATCTAGACCATCTTGGAGTACAGGCAGATTCGATTTCTGCCATGGTCTCAAACTTAAACCCCAAAAAAAATGAGAGTAACTGCACAAATCAAGGATGCAATTATTGTATTCCGATTGGACAAAAGTACCAATGGCAAGATAACATCTGGCAAAGAAAAAATCTTGCAAGTTTATTCATTCAGCAAATCACAATTGGAGTACGCCAGTAAAAAGTATTCCAATGGTGAGAAGATGATTCCTAAAGAGTTCTTTGACCTAGCGGATGCAGTCTGTTTTGACTGCCCATTCAGAGGATATCTGAAATGCTATACACATAAGTACGAGCAGTATGCAGGATTCTGTTCCATGTTTAAAAGTCTGGTAAAGGAGTTCAAAGACAAAGAAATCCCTAGCTTGGATGATGTCTGGACAAAGGTCATGAAGATGTCCAAAGATAGGTACATCAGATTTGGTACATATGGTGAGCCATCTTTGATTCCAATTGACATGGTATCCAACATGATTGGTCTATCCAAATCACATACAGGATACACGCATCAATGGGCAAGAAAGCCTGAGTACCATAAGTACTTCATGGCAAGTACACATAGTGATGGCCAATCAGAAATGGCTAAAAAACTAGGATACAGGTCATTCATGGCAGTAAAAAATAAGATTGAAAATGCAGTCCAATGTCCTGCCAGTAAAGAAATGGGATACAAATCTACATGTGAGAAATGTGGACTATGTAGCGGAATGAGAAAAGGTAAAACAAATATTCAAATCTTAGAACACTAATACTATGGACAAAAGATTAAGCGAATCCTATGATTGGATTGTGCAAATTTTAACAACTCAGAATAGAATTATTTCCTCTGAAGATTTATGGATTGCATATCCATTCAAGACAAATGGATTGACAAGGTATGGTTTAGATTTATTATACAACACAATAAAAGAAAAGTTATGAAAGCAGTAATACACATGAGAGGAATCTACGGAGGGACATTCAGTCAAACCAAGGAGTTCAAAGATGACAAACATCTAGACAATTGGCTGTCATGGATGGACAAGAATCAGAATAGAGTTAAGGTAATTGGAACTAAAATAATATAACTATGAAGACAATTGAATTAAACATCGACCTAATCAGTGAAGAATTATACCTTTTAATTCTTGAAGAATTTAAAAATCAGCATCCAAATGTGGGTGATTTAGATAACTGGGTAATCAAAGCAGATATAGAAGAATAAAACTATGGAAAATTTAATCAGAGAAAAATTAGTAGAGTACTACAGAGAGTGTAGTGTAGATAGGTACGGGCAAGTGGGAGTGATTCGAGCATACGATGTATTCAAGGATCTCACAGATGATGTGCAGGAGTACGCCAAAGAAAATAAAACTTTGATAAGTATATCAACCTATGGTGGTAGACTAGGTACATTCAGAGGGATTCAAATTCTGGATTCAGAGTTACAAAGTGAATGTAGAAATGCATTAAGAAATAATGAGGATTATATAAGTTCAATGACAACTTATTAAAAACTATGAGAAAGACAATCAAAAGAGAAAGCCTACTGAAGAATTCAAGAGGGCAGTACAGATACCTATTCAATTGGGTAGGTGGTGGATGGAACGACATCTGGGCAAAGGATCTGGTGGAGTTTAAATCAGAACTCAAGAGGCAGTTTCCTAGTGGTGTAGTTAACTACGATACACTACACAAGGCAACACCTACAGAGAGTAGGAATTGGGATAGAATGGGACACCTAATGACTTGTTGATATGAGAAAGAAAGTATTTGAAGATGAAGTTGTAGAATTAGCAAGGGATTATTTAATCTCAAAAGGTATTGACGCCCATGCAGAAGAGGGTTGGTTATTTGTAACAATAGAAGGTTATCACATCCTTGTGGATGACATACAAGTAGAAGCATTATACGAAACACAAAATGAAAGCATACGAGATTAACACAACTGCCTATGATGAGGAGAACTTTGTGATCCTCACAGACTTGAATGAGATTCAAATTAAGAAAGTGATTGAGCCCATAGTTAATCGGGAGCGAGAGCATGGTGAGGAGTACACGAACGATACGATCATCGATGCCCTAGTGGATGCCTATCCAGAGAATCAATTCTATTCATACACAACACCTAAACTAATCAGCATATGACAAAGGAACAAGAGGAATTACTGGTGGAAGAAATCTACCAGTGGATCATGGCGAATGAGGACATGGGCATGGGTGAATGTGCGGATGCACTATACGAGGCAACTAAAATTGTAGCAGAATGGAAAAGAAAAATCAAATGAGAGACAAGATTTTAGAATCATACGATGAGGTACTATTTGCAGATGGATTTGATGATGCAATCATTGGGTTCGAGCCTAACATGTGGAAGGTGGTATACTCTAGGAGGAAATGTGTAGATATTTTGATTCAGAACGAAGGCATGTCTTATGAAGATGCAATAGATTACTTAGAGTATAATACTTTTAATGCTTATGTAGGGGAAAATACTCCGCTATGGGTTGACGATTTGGATCTGGATGTACTAGAAGTGATGTATGAATACATGGGACATAATGGTCATAAACTTAGGGAGATGTATGAGTCCATCCCAATGAAGGATAGTATGTTTAACTACGAGCAGTTTATTGTTGCACAATTCTCAAACTTAATAGACAAATGAAATTCAATCACGAAGCAAACTCCCTAGTGGAGTCACTAGGAGTGGAGCAACACAAGTATGCTGCCCAGTTAGCCACAATCCTAACCCTACTGTCTAGTGGGGAGATGGATAAGGTGAGTAAAGTAAGCGAGATGATGCACAAGTGTGTAGACTACAACATACTACTGCTACTAGCAACCAATCACCTGCTTCAGATTGCAGATACCTTTAATCAATTTACAGACTTATCAGACAACTAAGATGAATGTATTCAAATTAAAAATAGGAACATGGGATGGTGACCAGTGTACCTTGTACACTAGCCTGTCGGAGGAGCAAATCAGAAAGGTGACAGAGCCTATGTCGAATCAGCATGATGAGATGAAGTACTTTATCGAGGACTACATACATGCATTGGAGGATGCATATCCGAGTAAGCAAATCTATTCAAACTTAAGTGACACCTTAACAATTCAACTATGAAAATTACAATCGAAGTAAACGTACCGGAGGGAGTGGATCTCGACCATGCGTACCAGTCAGTGACAGATGCAATGTACCTGCCCCAGAATGTAACTCAGTTAGAGTATACTATGGTAGCAAGTATGCTCAATCAGTTGGCTTCAAAGAAGAACAAGAAGTTATTACCCAATGGCTTCAGAGACTGGGTAGAGACCCACCATGAGATGGTCTGTACCATCCATGCGATGATTGACAATAAAACAATTCCAAAAAAACTCAGTGACATCATAGGCATGGTAGATTTTGCTGGTCTGTATGACTTGGGCATTGAATTGACTACAGATTTCTGCAACACCTACAAGGATAGGGAGTGGGATGGGGACTGGATTGATACTATTATTGATTTTGTAAACGAAAAACTAAAATGACACTAGAAGGAAGACTACAGATGATGGACATGATCCATGCAATGAATGACAGGTTGCTATACCTAGATGAGAAGAGCAAGGAAGAGTTTGTCAATGCGATTGAGAACTTATTTCAAACCTATCCATGCCCCAGAGAGGTGAGGTATGGAGCAGAAGCTAAGATGCTTGAAAAAAAATGTGCTTAAATTATTAATTGTTTATTTATTGTCTTATATTGTATCAAATTTAAATCAAATCTACTATGGAAATTTACGAGAGAGTACTGAGTACAATGCCCCAGATGTTCTCAACGAACCAGTATCTGGTGAGGCTAAAGAGAGTTGCTACTAGCCAAGATGATGTTAGTGGTGGCAAGCACATCAAGTTCATCAAGAACGAGTGCCACAGGGTAAGCAATAGGACGTACATGAAGCGACCAAAACCTGTTCAGCTTGAGTTAGAACAGCAGGTAGTTGAGCAGCCAGTTCTCAATGAGCACAACGCTACAGAGTTACTAAAGAGCCTAGGTTACAAGGTGTTAAAGCCCGTTAAAGATTGGGTTGAAATCTAATGGAAGATAGCGAAGTATTTATCAATGAGGAAGTTGAGTTCAGCATTGATGACAAGGACTACATGTGGGTAGGAAGCTACGAGGTTCACCAGTATGGTGAGGAATCCACTTGGGATTGTATGGGAATGGGTGAGGTTGAGATTAATATCCTTTCTACTATTCGCCTGTCCGAACACGATGGTGATGATTGGAATAATATCACACCTACACAAGACCATATGCATGGTCTTATAGAGCAGATAATCAAAGGCTTATGAATGAACTAGATGTGATGTTCCTATCTGGAATGCTAGTTCTTTTAGCAAACCTTGTCGTATCAAGGATGATTAGAGACATTGATGACTCCACTAAGAGGGGTAAGTTTCTGATTGAGGTGGCAAGTCTTGGACTGCTTATAGTATCATTTATTATTTATATAATTCTAACATCATGAAAGTTGAAATCTTCAATAACTATTTAGACAACATCATCAAGCTTTACTCCATCCCTAGGGACTGGATCTTCTCGAAGAATAAAAAGATGCAGGTGGTAGATGCAAGACACATGCTCTACTACCTGTGTTCCAACAGGAAGATCCCTGTGAGCTACATCCAGAGGTACATGGACATGAATGGGTACGTGATAGGTCACTCATCCATTATCCATGGGATCAAATCAATCGAGAGTAAAGCACAAGCTGACACAGACTACAAACAAATCATTAAAAATCTAGAGAAATGAAATCAGAAAAATCAGTATTCGACAGGCTATCAGCCATCAATGTGAACGAACATGTTGAGAAGAAGGACAACCTTACCTACCTATCGTGGGCATGGGCATGGTCAGTGACAAAGAAGGAGTGCCCAGATGCATCGTACACTATCCTAACTACGGACTACGATGAGGACCTTGGGTTCATGTGCCACACGTCAGTGACAATCGAGGGACAGACATTGGAGATGTGGTTGCCTGTCATGGATGGGAAGAACAAGAGCATGAAGAAGAAGGCGTACTCATATGCTACCAAGTACGGAGACAAGCAGGTGGATGCAGCGACTACGTTCGACATCAACAAGACCCTGATGCGTTGCTTGGTTAAGAACTTGGCGATGTTTGGATTGGGGATCTACATCTATGCCGGAGAGGATCTTCCAGAGAGTGAGCCAAGGGTCGTGGAGCAGAGCAAACCACCTACTAGGTTGGTGGCATTGGTTAAGGACAGCGATGAGTGGAAGAAGGTGCTTAAGTATGTGGTTGACAACAAAAGCAAGGGACTATCGTTCATTGGCAAGCAGTTGACTACCAAGTATGACATATCTGTAGAGTTGAAGAAGGAGATAGCCTCCCTATGCGACTAATTATAAACGATAGAGAGGTTGGGTCTTTTGAGATTGTCAGATATACCTTTGAGCATATCAATAACAATCCAAAGATTATTATACACCAAGTAAGGGTGAATGATGTGGATGGGAACTTCATAAAGTTTGCGAAACTAAGTGGGGTATATAGTTATCTATCTGACTATGATGTAACATTTAAAAAACTATGATGAATCAAATTATTGAAGAACTAAGGAATGATGATGAGTACTACAATGGTAAGGGCAAGTACTACCTGTCCAACTCAGACATCTATGCATTGCTTACAAACCCGAAGCTATTTAGAGCCCATAAGAGCGACTCAAAACACTTCCATGAGGGTAGACTATTCCACCAGCTAATACTTGAGCCTGAGAAGGCTGTAATTGTGCCACAGGTGGACGTTAGTACACGGAATACAAAGGAGTACAAGACCTTCTGTGCTGACAACGACCTTGAGTTCGCCATGCTGACCAAGGAGTACGAGGAGATCGTGCATCTGGCGAGTGTAATGAAGTCCAACATCCAGTTCTATGATGACATCTACAGGGAGGGCAACCTATACGAGGAGCCAATCATTGGTGAGATCAAGGGACTGCAATGGAAGGCGAAGGCTGACATCGTAACTGCGGATTCAATCATAGATCTGAAGACCACATCAGACATAAACAAGTTCAGGTGGTCTGCAAAAAGCTACAACTACGACTCTCAGTGCTACATTTACCAGAAATTATTTGGAAAACCGCTGTACTTTTACGTTATTGACAAGGAATCTGAGCAGCTTGGTCTGTTCAGGCCATCCGAAGAGTTCGTAAGCGGAGGCGAGGCCAAGGTAGAGCGAGCAATGGAGGTGTACTACAGGTACTACGGACCGAATCCAACAGATGACATTGACAATTACTTTATAAACGAAACACTTTAATCAAATGGAAAAGCAAGAAACAATTTACGCAAACGGATTTGTCGGTAAGAAAAACGAAAAAGATCCAGAATTTGTAGTCGCTAGACTATACATTACTAAAGATGATGCCATCGCATTCATCAACAAGCATGCAAATGCTGAGGGATGGTTGAGCCTTGAGATTAAAAATAGCAAAACTCCTGGAAAGCTGAACGTAACTCTCAACACCTATCAGGCAACCAAGCCTGAGTATAAGAAGAAAGAACCAAGCAACCAGATGCCTTTCTGATAAGAAGGGAGGGGGTAAAATTCCCCCTCTTTTTTTTCTCCAGACCATGTCGTTTTTATTTTTCCCTATATATATATATATACTACTTGTTTACTTATTGTTTCTTTGACTAGTAAACGGGGGTTAAATTAACATAATCGACATACATCTAAGTATCAGTAAGTTAACCTGACAAATAAACGACATTCATTATACATTTATGACATATCAAGTAACGATATTCTCAAGCATCAAGGACACGGATACTCCATTCCACAGGAATGTGGGTTTAATCCTTGACAGAATTAGATCGGGGTCATCCAAGGATCTGATCAAAAGAATCAGAGCAGAGAAGAATAAGCAGGAGAGGAATGACTTGAAGAAGTTACTTCCTGCCATATGCTTCAGCGGTACATTCAACAAGAGAACAGATGCCTCTCTGATGCAGCACTCAGGTTTGATTTGCCTAGACTTTGATGGCTACCAAAAGACTAAGGACTTAACCGATGACAAGGAGAGGCTGTCCAAGAACAAGTACGTGTACTCCGTATTCATCTCTCCCTCTGGCAATGGCCTAAAGGTACTGGTAAAGATACCAGCAGATCAAGACAACCACATCAACTACTTCAACAGCCTAGAGAAGCACTTCAATAGCCCTTACTTCGACAAGACTAGCAAGAACGTATCACGTGTATGCTACGAGTCATACGATGCCCTCATATTCGTTAACGAGAACTCATCCATCTGGAACACCATAGAGGATCTTGAGTACACGGAGGTGAGTAAGATTAAGGACAAGCTAACCATACCAATCACTGATGAGAACAAGGTGGTTGACATCTTGGTGAAGTGGTGGATGAAGAAGTACCCAATGGTTGAGGGACAGCGTAACCATAACGTGTACATCCTAGCGATGGCGTTCAATGACTTCGGGATAAACAAGAGTCTTGCATCACGTATGCTGAACCAGTACGCTACTCAGGACTTCCCAGTAAGTGAGATAGGTACGGCAATTGACTCAGCCTATCGGCACACGGCCAACTTTGGCACCAAGTACTACGAGGACGAGGAGAGGGTCAACTCCATCAAGGCCAAGCTAAGAAGGGGTGTATCAAAAAAAGAAATACGTATTCAGCTACAGGACTCTCAACTGGATACGGATACTATCGAAGCAGTCTTGACCAAGGTGGAGGAGGAGAACGCAAAGAAAACATTCTGGGAAAAGAGCGATAAGGGAGTCATTCGAATAGTACACATTCTATTCAAGCAGTTTCTTGAGGACCATGGGTTCTATAAGTTCTGCCCTGAGGGAGGAAAGAACTACGTGTTCGTCAAGGTCACCAACAACTTGATTGACCACACCTCTGAGAAGGAGATGAAGGACTACGTGCTGACCCACCTGATGGAGCTGGATGACATTGGCGTGTACAACTACTTCGCTGACAACACTAGGTTCTTCAAGGAGGAGTTCCTGTCCATGCTGTCAACCATAGACATCTTATTCATTGAGGATACCAAGGACACCTCCTACCTGTACTACAAGAACTGTGCTGTGCAGGTTACCAAGACAGGTGTTAAGGCTATTGACTACCTTGACTTGGGTGGATACGTCTGGAATGACCACGTGATTGACCGCAACTTCATCATGTGTGATGTAACAGATGCGTGTAACTACAAGAAGTTCATACGCAACATCTGTGGGGATGATGATGGTAGGGTACAGGCGATGGAGAGTAACATAGGGTTCCTAATGCATGGCTACAAGAACCTAAGCTTCTGTCCGGCAGTGATCCTTAACGATGAGGTGATTAGCGACAACCCTGAGGGTGGCACAGGCAAGGGTCTGTTCATGAACGCACTAGCAAAGATGAAGAAGGTGGTAACGATTGATGGCAAGTCATTCACATTTGAGCGTAGCTTCGCATACCAGCTGGTGTCTGCTGATACCCAGATACTAGTGTTCGATGATGTGAAGAAGTACTTTGAATTTGAGCGTTTGTTTAGCGTGGTGACTGAAGGCTTGACCTTGGAGAAGAAGAACAAGGATGCGATTAAGATCCCATTCAGCAAGTCACCAAAGATTGCCATCACTACTAACTATGCCATCAAGGGATCGGGCAACAGCTTTGCAAGACGTAAGTCTGAGCTGGAGCTACACCAGTACTACTCCAAGTCATTCACGCCATTGGATGAGTTTGGTAAGCTAATGTTTGGTGACTGGAACGATGATGACTGGTGTGAGTTTGACAACTACATGATCGGGTGCCTATCCAGATACCTACATACAGGGATAGTGAAGAGTAATTTCGTGAACCTAAAGATCAGACAGCTATCTGCGGAGACCGCTCATGACTTCATCGAGTGGTGTGGTCTAGTGGAGGGTCAGCCTACGAACAACACTCTGGAGACAGACACAAGGCTGTACAAGAACGAGCTGTACAATGACTTCGTCAACGAGTATCCTGACTACGGACCAAAGTCTAAGATGACCATCAGCAGGACCAAGTTCTACAAGTGGTTGGCTGCCTACGGGCTGTTCAAGTATGGCGTTGCACCTGAGGAGGGTCGTGACATGATGGGCAGGTGGATCATAATTCATTCGAATGATTGACAGGGTACCTGGGTACTCGGATGAGCAGATGCTACGATACTGCGGTACACTTTACGATGTAGTATCAAAGAGTAAGTTCGTTGATCCAGATGTAGTAACTAAAATAAAGAACAGTCTATCTTATTACGGGACATATAGCATGCAGTTTAGACCATACCAGAAGGATATAATATCGCAGGGGGCACGAGCCATTGAGACACATGGCTTCGTGTACCTAGCGATGGAGGTGCGGACAGGCAAGACCTTGACTAGCCTAGGCATAGCAAGTCAGTGCGGAGCTAAGTCAGTGCTGTTCGTGACCAAGAAGAAGGCCATCGGCAGCATCGAGAAGGACTACGATCTGCTGAAGCCTAGCTACCAGATAAAGGTGATCAATTATGAGAGCCTCCACAACGTGGTAGATAGCTTCAAATTTGACCTGATAGTCATCGATGAGGCACATAGTATAGGTGCGTTCCCAAAGCCCAGCAATCGGGCTGTAATGATGCGACACGCCATCTCTAAGTATAAGCCTAAGGTGATACTCATGTCTGGCACACCAACACCTGAGAGTTACTCACAGATGTACCATCAGGTGTATGCGATACCTAACAATCCCTTTCGAGAGTTCTCAAATTTCTACAAATTTTGCGACAAGTATGTCAAGGTAAAGCAGAAGAACATCAACGGTCTATTCGTCAATGACTACAGCGATGGGTTGGACAGCATCATTGAGAGGATGAAGCCACACATGATAAACTTCTCACAGAAGGAGGCAGGGTTCGTGTCTTCAGTTACTGAGGAGATCCTAGAGGTGGAGATGAAGGATGTCACCTACGACATGATCAAGAGACTCAAGAGAGACCTCGTGATTGAGGGTAAGACTGAGGTGATACTGGCCGACACGGCAGTGAAGTTGATGATGAAGGTACACCAGCTATGCAGTGGGACTATTAAGTTTGAGAGTGGCAACAGCATGGTGCTGGACACTAGCAAGGCTGAGTTCATTAAACAAAAATTTCAAGGAAGTAAGATAGGCATCTTCTATAAATTTAAGGAAGAGTTGTCTGCCCTGAAGGATGTGTTTGGTGATGATCTTACAACTGATCTTAGTATATTTGAGAGCACAGATAAAAGCATTGCTCTTCAGATAGTTAGCGGCAGGGAGGGGATCAGTCTTAGGCATGCCAAGTACTTGGTGTACTACAACATTGACTTCAGTGCTACGAGTTATTGGCAGAGCAGGGATAGGATGACAACAAAGGATCGTTCGTTCAACCATGTGTACTGGGTCTTCAGTAAGGGAGGCATTGAGCATGACGTATACAAGGCTGTGATAAAGAAGAAGGACTACACAGTTAATCATTTTAAGAATACATAGTCAGGTGGTGGAATGGAGACACACATTGGAACTGCTTGTAAAAGTAATGGCACATTGAGATACCCTTAGATGTGCGTGCAGGATCATAGCCTGCCCTGACTACAAAAAGGCTAAGGGACCCTACCTGCCTGCAATTAGGGTGTGAGTTGTTAGCAGGTAGCCTTTCTCATTAAAACAAAACAACATGGATAAGATTTGGAACTACGTATTTCATTGGAATGAATACACAAAGAGGTGGTATGCTGTACACAGGGACAGGTACCTAGAGTATTGGAGTACTGACAAGGATAACTTCCTATCAGATGAGGACATAAACAATTTAATTATCAAACTAACAAACACATGAAAAAATTACTAACAGAAAGATTCTACGATGCCTTAATCTATGATCAGGTATCAAGCACAAAGTGGCAGTCCCCATTTTCTGACAACTCAGATTATCATAACAGAGTTAGGAAAGATGCAGAGAGATTAGCAGAGATTGCTATCAATGAATTAAAGAAATGAAACAGACAGCAGTAGAATGGTTATATGATCAGCTTACTTCAACTTGGTTCGACAAGGTAAGTGGTACAGATGTTTTAAAGAAAGCCAAAGAAATGGAGAAGGAGCAGATTAAAGATGCTTACAAATGTGGAGCATGTGATTTAGAGATTCAGTATTCAGATGTCGGAGAAATTAATTCAGAACAATACTACAAAGAAACCTACGGAGATGACACCTAAAGAAAAAGCAGAAGAACTGATAGATAAGTTCATACATAGTGAATCCCAAGATGGATACAATGATGTCAGAGATATACACTCTGCTATAAGATGTGCATTGATTGCAGTAGATGAAATATTAAGTTATTATAAAAATTATTTGTTGCACGAAAATACAGCATATAAGGGTTTAATGTATTGGAAAGAAGTTAAACAAGAACTAGAGAAACTATGAGTCCAGACATAACGATGTGCCCGGGGACAGATTGTCCCCACAAAGAAAAGTGCTATAGGTTTAAAGCTAAGCCTAGCGATTACCAATCTTACTTCATGAATCCACCTATCAAGGATGGTAAGTGTGAATACTACTGGGGTGAGAATGCAGAGAGTATCTGGAATCAACTTAAAGAGATAGTGAAATGACAATCTACATCGGAGATCAAGCAAAGAAGTTATTCTACATGAGGGAGGTTCCTGTAGGATCTATAGGCGTGTTCCAATCACACGTAGGGGAGTGGCTGTACTGGTACAGCGATGGGTTCACATACGATACAGGGTTCGCTGACACTGAGGCAGAATCATTGATGATTGCTAAGAGAAACTTTAGGCCCTATGACAGAGCAGCAGGTACAGACTAAGTTAATGAAGGACCTGGAGGATCAGGGGTACTATGTAATCAAGTTGATTAAGACCAACAAGAACGGTATCCCTGACCTAATTGCTATCCCTAAGGACTCTGACGTTGAGTTCTACGAAGTTAAGCGAGCGACAGGTAAGCCAAGTAAACTACAGGAATATAGAATCAAAGAACTACAGAAACATGGAATCAAAGCAGAGCTCTTTTACGGAAGAGAGAAAGAGGATTGATAATCTACGGAACATCGTTGAACTAGTAACAGGAGAACGTATCCTATCTACCACAAGGTACCGTGGTGAGGTGGAAGCCAGAATGATATTCTCCTCACTACTAAAGGACACAGGCATGCACGTTGAGAGCATAGCATACAACTTAAAGAAGAGCAGATACGCTGCTGAGTACTACCTTAAAAGATTCAATGACCTTGTTGAACTGGATTCAAAATTTAGAAGTTTATATCTGAAGTGCAAGGAGATGGTGGTTATGAATAAATTTAGGGACGAACCAGTTGATTCATACAATATTGTTGGTAGATTAGTACAAGAGAATGAGGCACTTAAGCAGGAGATCAGATTACTCAAAGAAAGAATGAAACCTATTTACAATTTTATAACAGAGAAGGAATGGATGCAAGACTCCAACAGGAAAGAGACAGAGCTGCAAGGATAGCCTTCACTACAGAAGGCTTCCATGCCAGCGTTGCTGAGATCTACGAGAAGCTCGTGGACAGGGAGTACGGATCAGTTAAGGAAGATGTCAAGAGTCTTATCAAGGATCTTAGGGATATCATCAAGACAATAGAATATGATGAGGACTTTTAGTCCCCACCAAAAACTCTATCCTTGATATCCTTTTTAAATTCTCGTTGTTCCTTCTCGAATGCTTTTATCTCCTGCTCTATCTCATAAGTAGCAGACCCAGATCCATACATCTGATCATATAACTCACGGTTATATTTCTTCAAGTCAGTCTTGTTCATTGTCTTAGCTCTACCACCTCCACCACCACTAGATGATTTCTTTTTGGCAGGTACTTTTCCAGCAGATATATCAGCGACTCCTGCTTCCTCCTTTACTGTTTTCATTCCTGCCTTCAAGGTGTTGTAAGATGGTAATGATGTTCCCTTATAATTTAAGTACAATTGAGTTGCTGTAAACATTGCACTCAATGCTAATACTCTTAGCTCCTCATCTTCTGTTAGTGCATTCACTCCTTTGCTTTCTACCTTGTCGTATATAGCTTTAACTTCGTTAATAGCCCCAATACCATCTATAATTATATTTCCAAGCACCACAAGCTGAGGAATGTATTTTAGTATTGCTGTATTTACTTTATCTGCGGTACCATATCCACTTAACTTCTGAGTAGGTAGAGGATCTACGTAGACACTTCCCTTTAGCATCTTTTTAATTGTAGTCTTTGTTTCCTCATTGTCAGTCAGCATCATACCTAAAGTGCCTAACACCTGTAGCATAGCTCTACCTCCACCTGCGTACTTACTTGCTGCTAATGCTGCTGCATTTGCCGCTGTCTCCTCAATGAATCCTTTAGAAGTCATCAACTCCTCAAGTAACTTGTTGCCTCTCTCCTCTTCATCCTCGTCTCCAAGAAGTATTAATCTGGATGCGTATACTACTGAGGATAAGAATCCGTAGGCAGCCACGTTCAATGCAATACCCAGTGGCTTTTGCAACTGACTGATTGCTTCTACTGTATCACCTTTCTTTAATACCTCACCTGCTTCCTTAAATCCATTTACAAATTCAGTTACTTCTCGATAAGGATAGTTGCTAAAGAAGCCAAGGATTTGACCAGACACCGTGTCCCTGCCAACAGTTTTACCAGGGAAAATTACAATGTCTCTTCTCTGTCCTGCCTTTGTTGTTGGACCAATAATCTTCTCAGTCTGAGCATCAGCCACAGCAGAAGCTTCTTTGATTGCCTTACCATACTTCTCTCTGTATGCTTCGCTATCATTAAACTTCTTCATGTCAAACTTCTCCTTCGTGATATTCTGAAACTCACTAGTGAATGTTGGCATCCATGAGGTAACCATCATTGTTCTTTCTGGTAGACCAGATAGGAATGTTGTCCACTTCGTAAGCATCCCCTGTGGTTCTATCCTTCCATCATTGATATCAATTGCATTGTTGATATTCTGACGTAGTCTTAGTGGGCTATCCGTGAACTCAAGTAGATTTCTCATATCTCCCTGACTACCGAATAAGTTCTTGTATCCAGATAATGTTCTGGCTCTTAGACCAAAGGATAGTAGAGTAGATGTAAATTCAACTCCTGCTCTGATAGGATCGAACAATGTCATAGCAGCTCTTGCCTGAACCAATCTCTTCAATATGTTCTGACTAGCTGTATCACTAAACTCATAAGCTAATGCATCAGATAGCGTATAAGATATAGCCTTAACTAGCGGATCTTTATCTCCATTAAGTTCTTTCTTAGCAGATGCCAACACGTTGTTGATATCCTTTAGTGCCTTGGATAAGAAGTAATCTCTTCCAGTCTGCTCAAGTCCTTTGATGAATAGCTTCTCAAAGTTTGTATTGATAGCACCTACTGCTTCGCTTGCTCTCTCCTTACCGGTACCAGCCTTGATTCGTATCATACCATTATCACCAGATGTTGATGGGGTAATCTGTGAAGTCTGGCCAGAGTATCTTGATCTAAGCATGTGAAAAGGAATCTCCTTAAATGCATTGCCACTCATTTCATTAGCTGCCTTCTGCTTTGATGTTGAGTTATTCTTCTTCCACTCCATTACTGCATCAAAGAATCCCTTCTCATTCTTGGTAAAGAACTTACCATCGTTAGCTATGTAGCTATCGTATACCGCCTTAGGATCTACATTACCATCCTTATCTTTAGGTAGACTCTTATGAATCTCTTCAATAATCTTAAGCTCTTCAGGGGAGTAATCGTCCCTCATGGTTTCGGTGTCTAATATTTCCTTGAACCAATCACGCTTACCGATATCCTTAATGCCTTTGTTCTTAGGGTCAAACTGAGCCATGTACTCTTGAAGGTATGTGGTTAGCATACCAATCTTGCTCATTTGCTTAGTGCTTTTTATAAACTTAGAATCATCAATCTTATACTTCTTCTTAAGCTTTAAGAAATCATTGTATCCATCTCTTAAAAACTTTTCGTATGATCCAATTGCTCTATTGAAAGGAGAGATAATAAACTTTTGTAGTGGACCTGATGTGGCTCTACCTAAACCAAGAAGCCCCTCCCAGAATGAGCTTTCAAACTGAGCCATCTTCTTTCTCAATTCTGCCGACCCAAGACTTAACTTAGATGCTTTTAACTGCTTACCAACTTCAACACCAGCCTTGTTATTGGCTGCCTTTGACACTACGTTCTTAAATCTATAGTAGTCAATCTCTCCATTGCTTACGTTCTCAAGCAAATCATTTAGTACAAACAAGTCCTCAGGAGATAGACTCTCAAGGTCAGCATCGCTAAGCTCTAGGTATTCTTTGATTAAATCATTCTCTTCCTTAGTGAATTCAGGATTAGTCTTTGGTCTCTGATTCTTTATCTCAGCAATCAAGTCCTTCTTTATCTGAGTGATTTCTTTTTCATATCTCTTCTCTATCTCAGCCTGATCCTTTCCAACCATATCAATTAGGTTGTCATATTCTTCCTGAGTAATCGCTTCGTTCTGTAGTAACTGAAATGCCTTTCTCTTAAATGAGTTTATGTCCTTTATTAAATTAACATAATCCTCTACACTACCAACCTCATTCAATGCTATGCTTTCATACTTACTCATAAGACCATCAAAGGTCTTAGCTGCATCAAACTCTTCAGATACCTGATAAGATTCAATCTCAGGAAGCATCTCATTCATCCTAGCATAAGAAGGAGTTAGGTTATTCAAGAAGTCAAGTGCTTCCTTGTAGTCTTGTAGTCTATCAAGTGGGATAAGCTCTGGATTAATAAAAGTAAACCTATCAACAAAGTCCTTCATTGATGTATGCTTCTTGGTTCTTGCCTGACGTTGTAGCTTTCTTAACTCAGCCATGTCCGCTGCATAGTTGGCATTATCAAACACCTTCTCAATGTATGCAAGCAACCTATCTACCATGATAGGATTGTCAAGATTAGTTCTCTCAATCCTTCTTATAATAGTATCAAGCTGGTTAGTAGTAACCGTTCCCTTACCCTTCAATGCAGACACCTTAGCAGCCAATGCTTTTCGTTTGGTATTAAGGTCTCCCTTAGCTTCACGAGCAGCTCTTGCCTCAAGCTTAATCTGGTCCTTCAGTGCTACCATCTCATCGACAGTAACCTCCTTCTTCTTTGGCTTACCTACTACCTTCTCAGCACTAGGAGCACGCTTCTCACGCTTCTTGAATCGCTTACGTACATCACGGACCATAGCCTCACGCTGTACGTCAGTAGCGTTCTCGTATACCTTAGTACCCTGTAGATAGTTTATGGCATTTTCCATTGCTCTATCCTCAGTGGTACCACGATTTAATGACTTCTCAACCACACCCTCAAGCTCATCAATCATTCGGTCATACCCCGGAGCAAACTCCTCAGTTACCTCAACCTTCTTAGCGGCAGGCTCAGCCTTACCTATTGCAGTGTCAATGGCTTCTTGAGTGAAGCCACGCTTCTCTAATACATTTGATATCGCTTGATCAGACAAACCATTAGCACGTCCTAGATTAACTATTCTCTGTGCATCATTGCCAGGTAATTGAGATCTGCTTTTTACATTGCTAAGTTTAGTTATTACAACTCCTCTTTTACCGAATGTATTGTTAGGCAATACTAATGCAGAGTCTCCTAATAAACCTTGAACATATTCAAACAACTCATTACCATCATATCCCTTTTGGAATACATAAATAAATTTGCCCTTCTCTCTCTTTTTTATTATGTAACTTTTTTCTTCACCTCCATCGACAAAGTTTTTAGCACCATCAATGTCTCCTTTAAATCCTCTTGAACTTATAATAGCAGTTCCACCTTCTTTAAGATTATTAAATATGTCAAGAACAATGAAGTCCCTTACTTCTTTTGGAACTACATTTACTACATTCAAGGATACTATTCCATCATACTTCTTATCTATTTGATTGGCATCAGTATATTTTACTGGCCTAATTCCCTTCCATCTTTCTGGATTAATTTCTAATGAATCAACAGGCTTATCAAGGACCTCACTCATGGCATCAGTACCTAATCCAAGCCCTGCTCCATAGTCTAGGACCTCACCATCTACACCAATATTCTTTAAAATATTTGCAGCCTTTCTATAACTGCCCTTTGTAGTTGCAACTTGTGTTGATCCAGATGCCTTTGATAGCTCTTCATTTATCTGTGATCTGCTTACAAAATTTCTCTTCGCCATTTGTTCAGCGGCACCTTCTATAGGGATAAAGCCTTCTCCTCTAGCTACCTTTGTTGAAACTTTTGGAGCTGTTTCAATTAGTAGTCCCCTAGGTTTTAAATACGTATCCTTAAATTCAACTTTGGCTGGAACAGTTAGATGAGTGTATGTCCTTTCTTCTAAAGGTATAGATCTATTTTTAGCTAAGTAGAATCTATCATCTTTGTAAAGTTCTCTTACCAAAGCATCTCTCTCTTCTTTAGGTATAGATATCTGAGTATCAGGTACTGCGTACTGAGCAAAGTTTTCTTCAACATCATAAAGAGCATCTAATCTAAAGTGATTAGTGCCAGGAAGTTTAGCGTTGAATAATGGATGAACTATACCTTTGTTTTGAATATCATTTATTATATTTTCTCTTTGATCATTAGGAACTACATCTAATTCAAATCCACCAACAACATATCCTCCAATATCATTTAGTATTAAATCATCTGTGAGTATTGTATTGTCACCATACTCCTTTAAGAAATCATAGATATTATATCCAATATTATTAAATGCAATCTTACTATACGTGGTACTTGAATCAGGTCTTATATCTTTATTCTTAAACAATATACCCTGACCAAGTAATTTTCTTACAGTAAAAGTAGTATCATTTAGGAATTCTTTAACAGCATCATCTATATTGGTGTTCTCATTTATGCTATCAATAAAATCAAACAATCTTTTCTCTGATCCTTTAATCTTTTTTAATTCGTCTTGAATAACCGTAGAATCTTTTATAAAGGTCTTAATTGACTCTTTGGTTTTTGCTAACTCCTCTTTAGAAGATGCAGCTATTTCTTTTAGTCCTCTGACAATATACTTAGCACCATACGAATTATTAATTGTTGTATGAGGTGGTTGAATCATTACTAGTACAAGAGTCTTTCCTGTACCATAAGCTTTATCAGCTGCTGTATAAGTACCACTTACTGTACCAGTCCCCAGACTTGCGAATCCAATACCATCATCAACATTCTTTTTGTTTGAAGCAAATCCAAATCCACCTAAGATAGGATCTCCATTTTTATCTACACCATATCCAGTGGCATCACTAGTAATAATAACAACTTTACCTTCATATTGCTTTACCAATTCGGTTAAATTCTTTATAGGAAGATCAGCTATTCTAAGAATGTCTATGCCAGAGGGGAATTTATAATCACCTATCTCAAGCTGAGATCTAAACTTCTTACCAACAAATTCATTAGGATTAATTACAGGTAGTGCTACACCTGAAGTATATGGCTCTTGACTATTTAGTTGTTGTATCTGATTACCTTCTCTGATAGCACCAGATATGGTGTTAAAGAAGTCAACTACATCCTTGGTATTCTTTATGTCCTCAAATGGGGTAAACTTACCCCCTGTAATCTTAGACACAAACTCATTAATTAACGCAGCAACTTTCTGAATTGTAGTTACAGACAAGTTGGCCTCCTGTTGTTCTAGTGCTCCAGTAAGCTCAGCTAAGAACTCCTCGTGGTTTACATCTAATAACTTACCTGTCTTTTTATCAACATACTGATTAGCAAAATCATTTAACTTCTTGTTTACGTCTCCCTTAAGGACCTTAGACAACCTTGTTCTAAAGTCATTGAATAAGTTTACATTGTCTCCAAAAGTATTTATTAGTATGCCATGAGCAATCTCATGAGCTACTGTTCTAGAGTTAGCTTTAGATAGATTGATATCGATCCTACCTGTTGTATTACCATCTTGATCAGTATCAGTAAAGAAGTTTCCTCTAGATCCAGCCCTCCCACCTATCTCTTGCATAGAAGCATTGTAGCTGCCTTCATCTTCATGCATCACAATATCAAGATTAGGGAACACTGACTTCAATGTATTGATGGCCTTCTTAGCGGTATCAATAATACTCAACCTTGTACTAGAAGATTCCTTATCTTCTTTTGTTGTTGCCTGCTGAGACCTTGACTGAGTTCTATTTCTCAACTCCTCAACATCAGTATCACTTGAGATTGATATACCAGCGGACACAGTAGGTGCAGTCTCCTCCTGTGCAAGTAACTGCTCAAGTAAGGATACCTCTCCATCTAAGTCTAACGTAGGGCTTACTACTTCTTGACCTTCTTGGGCAATGCCTTGAGGTTCTGCTTGGGGTTCTCCTTGCGCCACTTCTTGGCCAACTGTGGCTCCTGGCTGTACAGGTACTTCACCTGCTGCTTGCTTTTGAACGGCATCTTCTGATAGTTTAGTAAGTTGTTGATTTATTTCGTTTACTCTATTACGCTGAGGAGTAGTTAATGCCTGATCCTTGCCATCAATCTGACGCTCCAAGTCACGCTTCTCCTTAAGTAAATTCATCGCCTCCTTCTTACCTTGCATGTCAAGGTTCTCAGGTAATGAGTTAAATAAGCCTACAGAATTTCTGTAATTATTAAGTATGTCCTTGCCTTCAGCAGCAGTAATCTCACCGTTATTAATTCTAGACTTGAGCCTAGCAACGAATCCCTTCTGAATGTTTGAGTCGTTCGCCATCTTTTCAAACATAGCAAACTGAGTATCGTCCATTCCCAAGAATCCTTTACCAGTATAGGCAGCAGATACAGATCCTGGGACACTAAGTACACCAGCTCCAATACCTTCTTGTAAACCAGCCTTGCCTACCTGCTCTATGAATTGGACTACCGAATCAGGAGTATCAAACATCTCCTTCTCCTTAGCCATATTGTAAATTTCTTTGGCCGTGATGTCAGCTACCTCCTGTAATGCACCTGTCTCAGCCTCAGCTAGGAAACCAGCCCCTAATGTCAAAGCACCTCTAGCAGCAACATTATCTATTTCATTACTAATCAATCCACCTAGAGTTTTATAACTCGCTCCTGCACTAGCCTTTCCTAATGCCTTAAGTACCAATCCATTTAAGAAACCTTTTTGATTTAATAAGTTGCTTAATCCAGCCTTCTCAAGCAGGGCAACAGCTACTGTTATTGGCCCCTTAACAAGGTACTTCTCATTCTCTGATATCCCTTCAAACGCAGGATCATTAGACATCTCCTCATCTATACCACCCAATATTTGAGATCCCATTAATACAGTTCTTGTTAATGATCCACCAGCCATTGCCGGTATAGATGATAGTGTGCCAAGTAAAGCACCGCCTACAAAATTATTCTCAATTGATTTATAGTATTCTGGAGAAACCCCACTAGCCTTCATCATCATGTCTGATGTGACTCCTAAGGACTCCATCATATCTCCTTTGACAATCTTCTTCGATAAGTCCCTAACCTTATTTTCAATCCTTGCGATTGTCTCTGCATCCATTTTGCTAGTAAGATCAGCAAAATCCTCTCCTTCAGGTATCGCTATACCCTCCTTCTTGGCTTGATCAACAAAGTTTTTCTCGTAATCATCTTGACTCATCAAGGCTTCTTTTGGAAGAAACTCACCTAGCAAATCAATAGTAAGTCCGGTGAATCCCTTAGCCATATTATAGTATGACTTGTTAGCAAATGCATTTAAACCAGCACCATACCATGTGCCTTGCTCTGCTTTCATCTCAGTGTACTTGCCTATAGACTTATTTAATTGCTGGCCTCTCTTTGATAAGTCTTCAGCATCTTTTACGAATGTCTGGAACTCACCACTAAACTGATCAGCTCTTTCAATAAAGTCATTTACTCTAGCAATGTAAGCTGGATTGTTTCTTTGCTGTACAGGAACACTTTCTAGTTGTGCTTTCTCTGCCTCTAGTTTATTCTGTGCCTTAACAAACTCAGCGTTCCTTGCCATGATTTTGGTCTCCTCTGCATTGATGCTTGCCAGAGACTCATCAAGTTCTTTCTGAGATACAATCTTTTTATTAGCGTCCGTGTATTGCTTCTGTAGAGTAGATAAGTTCTTTACAGTGGTGGCACCCTTTCTTAAAAATGCGTTTAGCTTATTGGCTTCTATCTCCTTATCCTTGTTATCTACAACGTCTAAAGAAATATAAATAGACTCTCCAGATGGAGATGTAGCCATCATGTAATCTCCAGCTCTAGTCTCCTCGAACTTAAATCCTAGTGGACCGAACTGATACTTAAGTTGTGGTACAACATTCTCTTCAGTCTTCCCTATAAGCTCTGGTTTAACAGTGGATAACTGATCCTCAACAAACTTAGGGAGTGGTGCTGTCTTCTGCTCAGGCAAAGGCTTGCCAGGCTGGTATTGGAACTCAGTACGTGCAGGTAGCTTCTGCTCAGGGATCTTTACTTCAGGCTTAGATGTGGCAAACTCAGGAGTCTCCTGTACAACCTGCCCACTTGCAGGATCAAATCTTGTAAGCTCCGAACCACCATCCACAAATGGTGATACCGTATCTTTTTTTTTTACTGGCTCGGAAGAAGTTTCTCCTGCTGGGAATAGTTCCGGGAACTTTGAGTTTACCACATCCCAATCTCCATTATACTTTGGATTTGTATACGTTGCTACATAGTCTTTTAACAATTGCTTGTCAAGTCCAGATAACTCAGGGAACTTTGAATTAACTAAATCCCAATCACCATTATACTTAGGATTTAAATACGTTGCTACGTAATCTTTTAATAGTTGTTCTTCCATTTTTTTTATTATCTAGAACTTCCTCCAGTTGCTCCACCTGATCCTGATTGTCCCATTCCTCCTGTCCTTCCAAGGTAGTCAATCATCCCATCAGTACCGGCTAAGTTAGAAATGATTTCTGTAAATTCATTCAAATATCCTTTACGAATTTCTGGATTAGTTTCATAGACATAAAATGATTTAATAACATTATCTCCATCCTTAAGATTAATTATCCCAGATTCTGGATCTTTATCTAGTTCAACAGATAGTTGAGTTCCATTAGGAATTTTAGAAAGAATTGATTTCATGTTATTTGCAGTCTCTAATCTTTTATTTGAAAAAGTATCTTCACTCAATCCTGTTTTTTCTTTAACCCTTGATAAATATGCTTCCTGAACATTAATAGGAGGCCCACTAGGTTTGGGGTCTTCAGCCTTTACTACTTGTCTTTGCTGAAGAGAAAAAGGTTTTAACTGCTCCTCATATGCAACCTTCTGAATAGATATGCCTGTCAAGAAATCTGATGCTACAGCTTTTTGTTCATCTGTAAATATTGGTGTTACTGATTTTGATGCTGGGTCCTGCTCTAAAAATATAACATTACCTCCAGATTTGTCGGTAAAAGAAAATGTATATCCTCCGATATCATTAGTAAGGATTGAACTTATGTTGTATGGATTCTGTAGATATGCATTAACCTTTTTCTTAAGTATTTCTTTAGCGGCTGGTCTTGCTAACGCATCTTCAATAGTAGTAATAACTCCATTTAAATTATCAGCTTTTATGTCTGCTGTAATGTACTTAGCAAATCCACCTGATATTTCATCTGATGATTTATTTATATCAAAGTAATTAAACTTAGTATTAATCATACCGCTTAAGTACTCAACAGTCTGAACATTATCAGTAAGCTTCATGACTCCTTTGTTCTCAGGGTCTGGCTCCATGATACCAATGCTGATTGAAAAGTCTGTAGGGTTAATTAATGGTTTTGATTTTGAGAAGTTAGCAAACCCTTCAGCTGTCTCCATAAAAAAAGTTTCTAACATCTGAGACCTAGTTGCAGGATCTGCACTATTAGCCCTCTCCATCTTCTCCTTATACTGGGCTTGGTATTCTTTAGATAGATTAAATAACCTAGCAGTACCATCACTTATATTTTGTCTCATCACAGTATAGTCTTTTACACTAAGACCACCAGACTTAAGTAGTCGGTCCTGAAGTAATCGTGCTTGCTGTGCATCACTAGCAAATCCTAATGTCCAGCGATTAGCTCCCCCATGCTCTCCTGTTGGAGCATTAGATAGCTTCTCCCCATATTCCCTTGATGCTTTGTCAATAGCTTCTTTCTTCTCCTCTCGGATATTGGTCTCGGTCTTAAGCATTTCGGTAATATCCTTACCGATCTCTGCCCAGTTTACAAAACTATCAGCCTGCCTCTCAGCATATTTGTAGTAGGTTGCCATTATTATTTAGGATATTTCTTTTGTAAAAATTGACCAAATGGATCGTATACTGACTGACCAAATTGCTTGCCTTGAGTAGCATAGTAATCTTGGAATGCAGGAGAAGTCATTACTCCTTGAACAGGTTTGCCTAGTGCATCAACACCTGTGGCCGAATATCCAACGCCTGACAATTGACCAAAGTTTGCACTCTTTCCAAATTCAACCAAATCATTCTGAAGTTGTTCTTGAGTAAGGTTATACTTACTAGCCAAACCCTTTAGCTTTTCGTACTGTTTCATACCTTGAGACTTATCAAACAAAGGAGCTGCCTCATAGAGCTGTTGAGCCCCTGACTGTAATGATTGAAACCCTTGAGCAGTAGATGCAGCCGCAGCCTGTTGAGCATCTCTAGCGGCAAGCTGAGCCCCCTCAGCAGCCTGCAAATCTAGGCCAGCTAAAGCTCCAGCAATTCTAGAATCTTCAGCAGCAACTAACTTATCAAGACCCATTAGATCCTCAGCCATTGAAGCCCTAACTTGTTCCTGACCTTGTAGTCCAGCCGCATAAATTTGACCTGCCGCAGCACCAACGCCACGCCCCTCTCCCTGCTGAGCAGCTCTAGTTAAATCTGCCGCTGTGCTCTTGGCTTGTCTACTAGCCATTTCATAAGCTCCGGTTTCTATTCCTAGCTGCTCATAGTAGTTTACATTCATTTTTTTCTTAGCCTCAGCTAGAGATTTCATAGCTGCATCATTGGCTTCAGCCTGTTGATCTTGAAACTTTTTAACATTTCTAAAAGATGCTCCAGCACTTCCTACAGCAGTAGCTAGACCAACCCCTGATGCGATTGTTCCTGCTGTTATTGCTGTTCCTGCGATTGCTGCTGACGTTATTATTGCCATATTATAATACTTTTATCATTTCTCCTGTATATGAATCCCCTTTAATGTATCCAAAACTTTCGTAGGTACTGACAAGGTTCTTGTTCTTTATTAAGGCGTATACATATTTATGCCCACTGTTTTTGCAAATGTTAGTAAGGGTGTAGATCAATAAGTCTATGCACTCCTTTCGGGTTGGCTTTGTCCTATATGTCTTGCTTGACACTATCCAATCCACCCAAGCAACACTTGAGTTGGTGGTGTACATGTACCCTGCACAAACTGGTTCATCACCATCGAATACTATTAGGCCACCGGTCCCGTTCTCAGGTAAGAAATCTCTCTGAGGTGCGACCCAAGCCCAGTCATTCCACCACTTTACTAGGATGTCATCGTAGTCACTTTCATTTAGTTGTCTTACTAAGATCCCCATGAATGCAAATTTAAGGATAACTTTTCATTACTTCAGACTCCACTGCAAATAGCTCAACCTTAGTAGTGCTATTGTTCTCTAGTGTAAATATACAATAATGTCCTAGTACTCCGTGAGACTCCGCTACCGACCCCTTAATATACATAAAGAACGGGGTAGTTATAGGAGGGATACCACCCCCGGCTATTGATGCATTCACAACTATCCTATTGATACTAGTTGGATAGTCCACTACAATGCTGGTGATCTGACCACACAATATCGGTGTTGAATATGTTGCAGGCAAGCTGTAGTATAAGTAATCCCCTACACTTACTATGCTGCCTATCTCTGTTAGGTCTGGACTAATAGGAAACGATACAGTTAATGCTGGCGCAGATCCTGTCACGTTCTGACTTAAGCCAATGCCATTCACCGATCTAAGTGCATACTCTGATGGCTGTGCTGGTACCGTACCTGCGTTCCTTACAAACGCAAAGAAAGATCCCTCCTTCTTCTCATACCATGCGGCTTCAATAAAGCCTGAGGTCTGAATGTCTGTCTCCATTAGTGTGGCCCAACTGTTGCTGCCCTCTAAGTTAAGAGTCTTGAATATTTTATTCTCAAGAGGAGATGTATTAAATACGCTTTTTAATATAGATGTGTACTGAGTACCATAGAAGTTGTTTCTGGTCTCATTCACGTTGTGACGAAACAAGTTCCCTCCCTTGAATGTGTAGAAGTAGTTGTTCATCCCAATCATGTAGTCGGGAAAGAAGGAGTAGAATGAAGGCCACCCCTGTGCTGATTCGCTGTACGATAGTGTATAGTTTGCCATAGTTATTAAGGACAAGTTCCAAATGCAATAATTACCCCGTTAAAATCTACTTGATACCAGTTGTTAGCTCCTGCTGCTGTGGTCTTATAGTATCCTGAACCAAGTTTAAACTGACCATTGGCATCACTAAATACTAAGTCATATATACCAAGTACGCCACCAGATCCCGTTACATGAGCAACATAGTATGTTGGGCTTATAGTAGCAGAACAAGCAGATGCGCTATCACCATTACCAGTACTAGATGCAAATGATGTCAAAGCGGCTGGGCAGGTTACATCTATAGTGAACCCAGTGTCTCCGCAAACACCAATGAATTCAAGGTTCAGCAGAGATGGACTAGCTGCAATCTTTGGGATAACCATTACAGTATTACCTGGAGGCAATGCTGTTAACTCCATTTGACCTGCGCCTACTGAAATACTAGTAGTTGTACCTAATGAAACAAAAGCACTTCCATTATACTCAAACTCGTTAAGAGTATATGGAGACCCTGCAACTATACCGCAGTCATCTCCAAGTGCACCAATGTAAGTAGGCTCACCAATTGTCCCCTGAAGCCAACCATATAGTGGTGAAGATACACCGTTGTAGTTTACACTATTATATGTGGCCAATATACCATCAGGTATGGATTGAGGATTAAATTTAACAATAACAGCCCCTGTAGCTGTACCTAAATTTGTCTCAACATAATATACACCCTGAGTACCACTACCAGTTATTATGCCTCCGCAAGCTACAGCACAAGTTCCAAATGCAATAATTACGCCATTGGCATCCACTTGATACCAATCGTTAGCACCTGCGTCATTAGTCTTGTAAAACCCTGCTGATAACTTAGACTGACCATTGGCATCACTAAATACTAAGTCGTATAATCCAAGAACACCAGCAGCTCCATTAACGTGAGCCACGTAGTATATTGAGCCTATAGCAGCAGCACAAGCTAGTACGCTGGTTGCATGCATTGTGCTTGAATCAAACGATGGTAGTGCAGCAGGACAGGTTACTGAAACATTAAAAACAGTTCCTGAGCATGGTCCAATAAATTCAAGATTCAATATAGATGGACTAGCTGCTGTCTTTGGTATTACCATCAACGTATTCCCAGGGGCCAATACTGTTAAATCCAATTGCCCTGCTAATACAGTTACAGGTGTAGTTGTTCCTAAAGAAATAAAATCGCTTCCATCATATTGGAACTCATTAAGTGTATAAGGTGAACCCGCAACCATACCACAATCAGATGCCGCTTCTCCAATATAGGTAGGAAGGCCAGCACTCCCCTGAAGCCATCCGTATACTGGTGAAGATACACCATTATATACAACGCTATTATAAACAGCCTTAATGCCATCAGGCACAAACAGAGGATCAAACTCAATTAGTACAGCTCCTGTAGGAGTACCAAGGTCTACATTTAAATAGTATATACCCTGAGCTCCATCCTCACTTATAGTTCCTCCACAAGGTACAGCACAGGCAGGACAAGATTGCTGAGGTAATAGTACTCCAGATGCCTGCTCTCTAACAATAGAGCCCTCAGAATAGAAACCATTTGCAGCTACTGTAGTTAGTGCAGCATTTGAGTATACCACCGTAGCGGTACTAAGTGATGGGGCATCTAAATAAAATGTTCCTGATGTTGCCATATTAAATTATTTATGCGCAGCCGCAGCATGCAGCTAGAGTATTTGTATTAGAGTAACAAAGAGTTATAGGTGCTGAATTTCTGTAGTCCCAAATTAAGTAAAGATATTGTCCACTGCCGGGAACAACGAAAGATCCTGAATATAATCCAGCGGCTCCTGTTATTGGTGAAACCAAAGTAGATGCTGCAATTAAGTTTGAAATTCCTACAGAAGTATTTGGATATAGCGTATTGCTACGAATATATCTAAACTTATCCTCACCTAATACAAAATCAAATGTATCAAAGTTAATCTTATTCGATATAATCTGTAAGGTAGATCCTGCTGTTGGTATCCCAGGAGATCCCATTGCACCTGTTACTTGGTTGTATTGAGAAACTATAGGGCTTGCACTTCCTGTAGCAAATGTAATAAGAGTTGACTGTAATGGTGACACAAAAGCTCCATCAGTATATTTGTACTGATTGTGTATGAACTTGCCTGCGTCTACTACACTAGTAAGAGTTACACTTACAATAGTAAGCGACTCCTGAGCAGGGCAGCTAGGCGTTACAGTTATCTCTAATGGATTAGATGCAGTTATCGTAACCGTGGCTACGTTAACAGAGTTAGAGTTCTTATTAAACTGTAATGATCCTGATGTAGTTACAGCACCAGATGTCTGAGTAACTCCATTGTAAGTTACTGATACAGTAAACGATGCTGTAGATCCTGCCGGAACACTATAAGTTACTGTTGTAATACCAACAGGGTCGTTTAAGTCAACACAGTAAGTTTGTGTATTACCTGTAGGTATAGTAAATGTCTGAGCAATACCACAAGAAAGACAATCAACTGGTCTAGGCAACTCAATAGAGTTAGTACTTAACACGTATTCATTTAGATACGGATCATATCCACCTAGCTTCTGAGTATTAAATGAGTCAATAAACTCATCTCTAAACCAAGTCCTCATGCCCATCTCAGAGATTACAGCAAGCTCATTACCTTTTAATTGAATAACCGCACCACGCTTTACGTCTGTAAAGAATCTGTCGTATCCCCACTGCACATAACTCTCAGGATGAAAGCTAATCCCAAACTCTTCTGTCCTAGCAATTTGAGTTCCTAGTATCTCTGGTACAGATGCAATTGCGCCTCCACCTGTAGAGTCGGATATTAAATTCTTACTAGATAACACATAAGAAATCTTATCTTCTTGAAGAACAAGAATATCAGTCTCACGGCCATCCAATATATAGATTGGACCAAATGCTACCTCTAAGTACTTGTAGTTGAACAAGCCAAGATTAAACTCATTAAGCTTGTTAACATTAGACTCAAAATTATATATCCCACTATAGGTAATGTCTGCAAATCTCCTTGTTCTTTTGTAATCTTGAGCAGCTACTGCTGTAACCCTATTACCAAATGCGAGTGGTCTTCCAATAATGGAGTCCAATATCTTGTAACTCTCTGCCCCATTTCCAAAAGAAAAACAGTTAAAGAAATTAGTGTCAACAATAGCCGGCAATGAAGATGTTTGAGTTTGAACATTACCAGTATAGTATCCATTAACAATAGGAAATGACAATTCATTCTCAAAGAATATATCAGGCAAAGCAGGAGATGCTTGAGTTTCAAATATTAAAGTACTACCAGCTCTAAATACCTCAATATTTACATTAACAGTAGATCTTCTTTTATCACTACGTCCACAGCTTCTAGTTCCGCTAACAATAAGTATAAGCTTATTTCTATTTGCACCTGCTACATCTGGATATCTATAGAATCTATAGTAGTTAGTAGATAATGATGTGTCAATATTTGTTGGGCTAGAAGCAATAGTGGTCATGTACTCATTATTAATATCAGGCCCCCCTCCACCAACATCTTGTATACCTTCATTAAGAACGACTTCAACATTGTCTCCATTCCACCAATCCATCATGTTACCATAGTCAGCAGATGCAGTCATTGTTTTTTCAAGAGTATAAATCCTTCTTTCACAATTTGCACCCCCATCTTTTGTGCCATCTCTTTCGAACTTAAAGTTCATCTTTATCCTACTACCAATAGGAACATCATAGTCTTCCCATCTTGAGGTGGCAGTATCATACCTGTTCATAGGATAGTTTAATTTAGGAAAGTCTCCTGCATTCCTTTCAGAAATAGTTACGCTTCCTGGAGAAATAATAGCTAAATCATCCCTAACGACAGCAAAGTTATTTGGATTAATCTTTATATATAATCCAGAGGGGACAAGTATATTTTCTGCTGGGTCTATAGTACTTGGCACTTCAATAAATCCTTCAGCCTTCGCTTCCTTTTCAAGTATAGTGGTGTAAACACATCTAGTAGTAGGCCCATCAGTGTCAGCCTTTACAATTAATCTGTCCCCCTGCTGAACCTTTCTGGCATTCTCACCTTCAAGCAGTAAGTAAACATTGTTACTCGATGGATCATTGAAGAATATGCTACTATATATTGTATCGTAGTTCTCTTCATCAGGTTTAATCACAAACTTGTATCGTGTAGCCCAGTACGGAGCTGCTTGCCCCGGTGGGATGGTAACCCGAATAGAATTCTTACTATTAGATGCAGAGCAAGGTACATGAACAGTATTGTTTGGACTAACTAAAGCAGTTGTTGATCTGTTAAAGTCATCCATGTACACGATACCAATCTCATATCCTCTGTTGCTATGCAAGCTTCTGGGAGAGTTTACCTTCTGATAGAATGCTTCAACAAAACTATATGAATAGTACTCGTATACGTTTACTGTAGGGGTAGTTGTATTATTGACGTACCTCATTGTAAGCAATTGTATACCTACGTATGGGCTTCCAGGTGATGTAATAATCCCTAGACCCTGACCAGCAGATCCAATACCACTCTGGTATTTTAGAACGGTAGGGGTCCCTGCTAAATTATTAGGAAGAGCGCAGTTAAACTGGTCTGTGAATGTTGTTCCATTACATGAGTTGGCTACAGTCTCTATATTAAAAGAATTGCCAATAGCATCTTGAAACTCTACACTACTAGCAAGTTCATATACTGATCCATAAGACCTAGGTAGCACAAATAAAAAGCTAAGGAATACATTCTGAGTAGTTGCTGTAGGAAACGGAGTGTCTCCTGCAAAGTCCTCATGATCCAATCTCATATCAACCGTAATAGAGGCCCCTGTGACAAGCTCAAATGGTGATAGGTCTAAGTATACTACTGAGTTAGGAATAGTTTGAGGACCTCCAAAATTATAAGTTCCTGAGTTAAGAAAATCAATGATGTCAGTGTTATCAATCTCTTCAGATATTAATGCAGTAGAATATATTTGATTGATTGGGTTGCCAAGGATGTCAATCATATCATACCCCTCAACATAGTTGCCATACATTAATCTGTTACCCATTATTGTTTGTGCTTTCGCTAATAATGGAACATTGTCGTAAAGCCTAAATAGCTCTCGCTCATCTAATGTGGTAAATATCTTGCTGTTAGTAAATGTGTATGTACGGTTGGTGTTATTTGTAAATCCAAGATCAGCCTTATTAAGCTTCTCAATTACATTGATTGTATTGTTGTCAATCTCCTTAAACAATAGGTCAATGCCAACCACAAGTGGCCCACCTGTATTGTAAGTTATGATAGCAGTGTTGAACTGATTCTGCATACCTTCATTAAGGTAGCTATTTAAACTAAAGTCAAAAGGCCTTGGCTGAAATGCAGGAGGAGACCACTGAGACGTAGCTGAATACTGATCGTCAGCGTACTGATATCTATAAGCAAAGCATATGTACCTGTTCTCTAAGTAGTTCTCTTCGTTGCCACTATTTATAAGCTGAATACTAGGAGACTCAATAGGTGGCTTCTTAATTACAAGAATAGACTCAGCACTAAACTGGTCAATGTTGCCAACAGGATCGGGATAGTTCTTAAATCTGTTTATTACCCTTGGTGGGTTATAGTCATCAGTAAAGAATATTAAATCATCAATGATGCTTACTCCTGTAATTAGATATTCAGAGTTAAAGTTTAGCGTAGTATTAATACCGGCCCCATCGTTGATACTAATCAAGTGGTAGGTCAATATGTTGTTGTACACATTGAAGGATACAATCATATCAAGCTTACCTGTAGCCCCTACTGCAAAGTTGGAGTCATGGATAAACCAGTAGATAGTCTCACTTGTGTTGTCGGATATAGTCCCAATACATCTAGCGGAAGAGCTAAGTGCTGTTCCATTTATATACTTAATCGTAGTTAATCTGCTGTTACCCTTAGTATTTTCAATGACCCCAATCTCAGAGTTCTCTGTAGATCCCATTCGAATATTTAACGCATCAACATATTGTCCATCAGGAATAAGTCGTTCATCAACGACCTTATTCATCTTACCAGCTGTGAAGTTTCTTGTAATATTCGCCATATTATTTCAACCACTTGTCCATGCCACGTAGATTCATTAATAGTCTGCCTGGGTGGATGTTACTCAATCTTATTTTAGAATTTCTCAGAAGAGCAGTCTTCTCTTTTCTGGCACGGTTCACAATGTACTCCTGTACACCAAGCTTAGAGTTTAATATTTCATACGTAATGTACGCATAAATAAATTTTTCAAACAATTTATTTACACTAACACTTGCATCATTCCCATTCTCAAGCCCATCAGATATGTACTCCAATATCACTGATTCGCCATACATGTCTGAGTTAAAGTTAATCACACCACTCTTGGCATCAATATTAAATGTAGGGTTGAAGTTAGCAGTCTCAGTATTCAATCCATATCTGGCTCCAATACCGTAGTCAAAGTACCAGTTTCCCCCCACGTTCCATCCTTCTTGACCATCGTACGGGCTCTGAGGATTCAAGTAAATACTTCTCTTGACACCCTCTAATCTCTGTAAGTCAATCTCAGAAAACTCAGGAGACAATGCATTGCCCTCGTGATCAAACAATATCCTTCCGGTATTATCCTGAAGATAAGCCAATGAAGAAAGGACTTGGATGTTCTCAGTTAATGGCCTTAGATACCCATCCTTGTATAGGTTTACCCTAACCCAGTTGACATAGTCAGATGGTAGGATATACTTAAGTGTATCATTTACAGTGAGTTCAAGAACCTTTACCTGCTTGAACGCATCATAGTTCAGTTCCTGTATTGCCCTCTTGGCATGAAACAAAATCTTATACCGCTCCTCATTATTTACCAATGAGTGGTTGCCAGAGTACATCAACAAGAAGTTATTGACAATGTCCTGTAAGCTAACATACTGGTATGATCCCCAGTTTGCATCTACAGGAGTTACTCCATTATTTTCGTAGTACTTTTCTTGAGTGATGTATGCCATGATTATTGTGATTGTTTTTGTTCTTCAGCTCCACCAAATTGAACTGCCTCAATCTCACGAATGGACATGCCGGCATACTGAAGAATCTTTACTACTACTTTTATTTCATCCTCTATAGGTATCTCAAAGTCTTGGTATCCTAAGCCAGCCGACTGATTGAACACAGGCTCACCATTAGTTAGTGTAGTGAATGTCCACTTAGGGTCCTTTGGATATCTGAAGTAACTGGCATCCACCTCGTTAGCCAGATTAATGGTTGATGGGTATACAGTAAGTACGCTACCCTCCTGAGTATAAGCTGGATATGTTTCTGTTGGAGCAGTCAAGTTAGAGTTAATTAGCATAGTAATCTTACCATGAGTTACCTTGTCTGCCTCACCCTTGAATACTCTAGGATTACTAGATCCATCATACACAAGAATCTTATTGATCATAAAGTAATCAAAGCCAGTCGTTGTTACTGATGGCAGATAATATCTATTTGAAGCCGCAGCAAACTGAGTGAGCGTAGATGTCATAGCGAATAGTTCAATCGCTTCCTCTAAAGCCTTTCTAACATTGGCATAGTCAGTACCTGAAACACGAGCATTCTCTTTATTAATAGCATCGTTATACTCAGAGAAGTACTCCTCAAATATTTCTAGCTGAGCCTGCTTGGCAAACAGGTTAAAGTCAGAGGGGGAGATGTATCCGTAATTATTCTTGTTCAGAATTGCCAATACGGTATTTCGAACTGAGTTGATCATTCTAGTCTTTTTACAAATATAAACAAAAAAAAAGAGGGTGTTATTACACCCCCATTTTTAAACTTAAGCCCAAAAAAAACTATGTCTACAAATCTAAATTATTTTCTAACATTTTCAAAGCATCGATGCCATCATCTGTCTTTAGGAACTGAGCCACGGCAAAGTATGGGTCATCACCATAAGAGACAGTAAGCATCTTTTTCTTTACAGAAGGTGTATTAAACCACACTTCTTTGTTATTATTTCTGAATGCCAGTAACTTGTTCTCAAAGAACACGTGGATATTTGCTTGAAGTTTTAGCATTGGATCACGTAGGATATTTAAGAATCCCCTTGGATCTCTCTTTGCATAAATCAAGATATCACGCTTAAGCTCAGATGTTGTGAACTTGTTTGGATCTTTACTGAACAGTACTCTAGCGATTGTCTCCATCTGATCAACACTAAGTTGACGTGCTTCAATCAACGCATCTACTTCAGATGTAAGCTGCTCTACCTCCTTGGCTGCATCCTTCTCATAATCAACCTGAATAAATGATAAACCATTAAGTGGATGGTAGTGAAGGAACTGCTGGAGTACAGGGTTGGTTCTTGGAACTGATAGGAAGCCATTCTCAAATACGATTGGCTCTACAATTGCGTTGCCATCTTGCTCATCCTCAAAGGGAGACTTCTGATTGATGGCATACCTTAATGTCCTGTTGACATTATTTTCTTCATCAAAGTAAAGGAGTGGATACCTTCTAGTGTTTCTTGATGGTAGGGTGAATGATAAAGGAGCAGACTCTCCCTTGAGTTTGTAAACTTTGTCAGAGCTTATTGATTGCTTTTTCATTTGATTAGATTTAAAGATTTAAAATAGAGGGAGCCACAGCGACCCCCTCAGTTAATTGTTACTTTCCTGCTTTAAGCTTTTTAACTAATTGACTAGCTCCAAACTTACTCTCACTAGTTGCTATGTTTCCCTTTGATGTAACCTTACCACTTGCATCCTTAATCATGTAGTTATAAGTGTCTTTATCTGGGTTCTTCATATTTGTAGTATCAATAGACATCTTATATCCTTTGGTAAGATTAACATCCATTGTTGCTCTTTTAGCAGCAGGCTTCTTTGCTGGGGTATCATAAATTCTAGAAGCAGTTACTGTAACCTGAGGCAATGTTCTTGGACCTGGGCCCTTCTTGGGGACAGGGTCTCCTCCTTTTTTCTTAATAGCCATTGTCTTATTTGTTTAACGTCCTTTTCTCATACCAAAAATATTGGTAGACTTTCCAGCTGCCGCACCAGATCTTTTTAATGCAGCCTTATTAACTCTTGAAACCTTTCTAGTGTAGTCTTTTACTCTTGCAGGCTTTGAAGGCTTGTCAACAATTCTAGAAGCAGTTTTTGTAAACTCAGGCATTGTGTACCCCTCTTTAACTGGACCTGTTTCTTTTTTTACTGGGTCTCCTCCTTTTTTCTTTAGGATTGGATCTCCTATTTTTTTCTTAATCATGGTCTTGTTTGTTTAAAGTTATAAAAGGAAGGGCCAATCGGCCCCTCCATATTACTTACAATTATGCTCCGTATCTGAACAATACGAAGTTGTTTGCACCCAAGGTACATACACAACGCTCAGACAAGAAGTTGACCTCCATTGCATCAAGATCGCTAGTCTGTGCACCACCGGCAGAACCTGTGATCCAAGTCTTGTATCTACGATCTTCAGTCTCAGAAGCTCTGAAACGAACGTGCAAGAATGGTCTCTTAGCATTCTTACCAAGGATCTGATCGTACACAGTAGTAGAACCAGCAGGTACCAATAGACCAGTTACAGTACCAGTTGCAGATGCACCAGTAGGCAAACCACCACGCATGGTAGGATCGTTCAAGTACTTCCAGTCAGACTTGTAGAAGTCATAACCTCTGCGGAATCCAGTGAATCCAAGATTCAAGGCCATCTTCTCATCGTTGTCAAATAGACCGTAAGAAGTACCACCTGCACCGTAGCTGTTCTGAGCTGCCAACATATCGTCAATGTCAAAGCTGAATGCTCTGTTCAAGAAGATTACGTTCTCTTCGATAGATCCCTGCTTATCAAGACGAGAGATGATGCTATCAAAGTCAGATAGAGTAGTTGGGTTACCACCACCCCATACGTTACCACGATTGTTAACAGCGTAGAAGATACCTTCAGAACCTTTGTTACCATAGGTAGGGTTCAAAGAAGCGTTAGCTACACCAGACCCAGCCTCAGCAGGAACTGCTTCAATCATTGCGGTCTCAAGATAGTCTTCGAAACGTAGACGAGTCTCGTGCTCAGACTTCAAATACCAAAGGTATCCAGTTGCACCATTCTCGGTAGTTACTTCTACCCATCCAATCTGAGCCATGTCAGAACCAGATACTGCGTACTTGTCCTTGATGATGATTGGAGAGTTGTCGAAGAACTCATCTTCAGCCTCCAAAGATCCGATCATTCCAACAGTTCCTTTCTTAAATTCAGAACCATAGATCCATACTGAAAGAACAGCAGTTCCAGAGAAAGTCTGTCCTCCAGCTTCGTAATAAGCAACATCGAAAGTATCAGCAGCGGTGTTAACAGCAGTAACGATACCCTTGTTAGAAAGACCTGTAGCGTTATCAGAGATAAATACAGTCTGTCCAGCACGGATCGCAATACCGGTTACGTTAGAATCAGAAACAGTAATAGTTGCAGAGTCAGCAGCCGCAGCCGCAGATGAATCACAGTTCACATACTTAGTATGCAAACGACCTTGCTCAGCCCACTTGATCATGTCAGAGTTGGATGGCATTTCAGCTCCTACCATTCTTAGGAAGGAAGCTACAGTACGATTACCATAACGCTCGAATTCTTTCTCGTAAGTATCAGGTAGATACTGGTTCAAGAAATCAAAGTTGGTAATGTAGTTAGTTGACAAAGGGACCTGCTCAGCACTTGGCTGTAATTGGAACCCAGGGGAGTTTAATACTGGCATTGTTTTGTTTTTTTAGTTGTTATATTTTTTTAATACTGCGAATTTTTAGACCCCTTCCAGAGTCTGGCGCAATCGCCTTCACCTGCATTCCACCCTTATTAACAACCTCAGGAGCTCTACGCTCAGACATATTTATATTTTTGGTCTTTCGTAAAACGTCATCGGTAGCATCCGCTTGCCCTTGCTCATAAAAGAACTTGGCAAACTTCTCAGGATTCATTGCGATAGACAAAGACTTGTGGTATCCAGATGCATCCTTAATTAACCCACTCTCATCCAAGTACTTATTAATAAAGTTCATTGGACTTGACTGAGCACTCTTTAATTCTGAACCAGATGCCGGAGAAAATAAAATCTTTTTATCGTTAATGTCAAACTCAAATCCTTTGAAGTCTTTACTAAAAACCTCATCTGTCTTTTGGTTGAACCAATTACGCTTTCGATTACTTTCCTCTTCTACAGTCTTTGACTGTTTTGTATACTGACGATAGGCTTCGAATTCTTCTTTCTCTTCTGAAGATAAGCCCATCCCACTTGACTCAAGCGGAAGCTTATATTTATCTTTCTGAGAATTGAAGTATTTCTTAGCCTCGGCAATAGCTTTCTTTCTTGCAATCTTTACATGCTTAATCTTTGACTCATCATCTAGGTCCTCATCGTAGGTGTAATCCTCCATCAAGACTTCAATGTCCTCGTCATCTAGATTCTGCTGTGTATCTGCAAGGTACTCTTTAAGAAGTTGATTCTGGTCCATGGCATCATAGTCTTTCCTAAGCTTTAGGAAATCTTCAAAACCTCTACCGGTATCCTTCTTGTAATTCAAATAAGCTGCAACATCCTCAGGCAATTCCTCATTGCTCTGTCTCTGCTCCATCAAATCATCAAATGAATTGATTTGCTTATTGTATCTTTTTCCAATATATGAAAGAACTTTTTCTTCAGATAACTCCTCCTCTTGAGGAGCACTGTCTTGAACTGCATTGTCAATACTAGAAGTATCCAACTGTACTTCACCGCTAATTTCCCTTTCATGTTTTTCAAGTAGCTCTTTCTCTACTTCTTGTACACTCTTGGGCTCAATCCCATCTAGTGATCTTACTTTGATTTCCATTTAATTAGATTTTATGTTACAAATATATATATTTTTTTAACGTGGCTCGAACTGAGCCATGTCAAACCCATCAAGCGTGTCCTCGTTAGATTCAAAGCTTAATGGAGGTAAGTTATTCTTCCTCTGATTAATCAACTTAGATTGTTCGCTGTTCTGCTGACTAATACGTTTGGCCTTAGAGTCCTCCTTCATCGTATCTCTATCTGCAAGTGCAGTCTCCTTGATACCAGCAATCTGCATCTGATAACCAAACTCTTCAGCCATTAGCATTTTCTTAAGCTCTGCCTCTGCCTTTAGCTTCTCAATATCGAACGCCACCTCTGCTTGTTTAAACTGCATCTTAGCTTGAGCCTCCAATTGTATTTGTTGTATAGCTGCTTTAGATGCCATCTCTTGAGATTGCAGTTGTTGCTGAGCCATCATAGCCTGCTGTTGCATCTGCATCTTTTCTTGATACTCCTGCTTCTTTACTCTCTTAAGTTTAAGTAGCTGGTTGGCAAGTTTAAGATTCTTTATCTCTCTAATATCAATAGCATCCTCAAGATTAATATCTCCTTTAGATAATGCCATCTGAATATTTTGCTCTAGCTGTGCTTTCTGCTCCTCGTCTGGAGAAATCTCAATGAAGATGCCAAAGTCATAGATGTACAAATCTTTGATGTCATTCAAGATAGACACGTTGTACTTACCAATCTTATTGGCAAAGTCATCCTTGAAGTCAGCGTACTGAAGAATGTCAGCAACACGGTACGTAAGTGCCTCAGCAAGTGACCTATAGATAAATAGACCACTCTCAAGTATGTGTCGGGTAGCTGTGTTAGAGTTAAGTGCTGCAAGCTTCTGTACACCTACTAGTGCATTAGGATCAGGAGTAGATCCATCCCTAGCCTCATTGAGACCAGTCACAGATCTAATCATTTCTAGATAGTGATTGTAGTTAGCAATCAACATCTGAGTCTTAGCAGCACCTGAGTTAGATGTAAGCTGTTGAATAGGAACTCGTGCATTGTTGAACTCACCATCCTGAGTGTAGCTACGTCCAATAACACTACCGGTCTGGAAGTATAGTCTTAGCGCATCCTCTGGGTTGTAAGCTGCACCTGTTCCCAGGTCAACCTCATTCAATCCATCCGCATCAATGAACACCCCATCAGGTACCGTACGTGCAATGACCTGCTGTAGCTTTAAGTGAGTGATCTGAATCAAGTCAGCAAAAGGTATCATCCTTCTAACTAACGACTCAATGGCACCCTTGTACATTCGTGGTGCACAGGCCGCATAGTTTGGTATAGCATGCTGAGAAGAGGACTTTGGTCTAACCATGTTCTCGGACATCTCCCACTTCAATAAGAAGTTGGTACCCATCACCATGACACCATCATACCAGACATCAATAGTCTTCTCTATCTTCTCAAACTTACCTTCCTCCATCATTTCTGTAGGAGGATTGAACTTGTCATCCTTCTCTATAACACGAGTACCGCCACCCTCAAGAATCTTCTTCTTGTAGACCATCTTCTTAGTGGTCTTGTAGTTGAAGTAAAGGAGTGTGCAGGTATCTCTACTGAACATACTGTTCTCATAGAACCTAGCTACATTGTAGTAGTCGTACCAGCTCTGAGAGTACTTAGATATTTCTTCTAGCTGCTCATTTGTAAGAGTTGGGTCAATCTTTAAAAGCTCTGTAATAGGTAGGGTCTTTATCTCTCCCCAATAAAAACAGTCTTGAAAGAATGGATCTTCAGTGTAGCTGTACACAACATTCGCGGGGTCAACATATGACACCTCAACACCAGACCCTAGCAGGAACTGATGCTTAGCTATACCAATGCCAATTACTGTAAGGTCATAGTCAATACGCTTGCGTGTATCCTGATAGTGGTTCTCATCAAAAATTGTATTGATAGCCTCCTCTTCAGCTATCTCAATCGCAGGCTTATACTTAAGCTGCATGTATAGTGATAGCTCCTCATCAGTCTGAGGTAGCTCATCAGGGTTCATTACAAACGGATCAACTCCTGTCTCATTCTGTATTGTAGTCAAGACATCCTTAGCAACCATCTGGCCCTCAATCATGTCCTGATACTTACTTCTCTTAGACTGAGACATAGCATCCTGTGCATATGCCTTAACCTTAAATAGTCTATCAGACATGCCATTAACGACAATGTCAACAAATTTTGGTAGGATAGGTACAGGAGTCCAGTCTAGATTCAGGTAAGACAAGTCACCATCTACGGCTAACTCATTCTTATATTTCTGAATGGACTGCTCACCACGTGCGTACAAACGCAAGCGATGAAACTCAGCCCACTGGTTATAGTATCTGCAATTGCTGCCATCTTTCCGAAACCATTCGTACTGTATGGCTTGACCAACCTGAAGCCCAAATTCAGAAGATGCCTTCTCAGCATCAGACACGAATTGACTAGGAAAAGCTGTGGATAATATATTGACTACGACATCTTTCATCTAATAATTTGACTTTGATTTCCAGTGTTAGCGTACTTCGCGAAATTAACACTAATTTTCGGTTCTTTTTTATCTGGTAAATATACATGTTTTTGATTTGCCATTATAGCTAAGCCAGAACTGATTGATGCATCGTGCTTCGTTCTATCATTAATATCAAACTTGGCCCAGTCCTCAAGTGTTCTAATGAATGGCATGGTGCCTATCTCATCAGCAGGTCTATAAGTAGATGTCATATCGAACCCAACAAACTTCTCGATGTAGGACTCAATTGCAGAGGCGTGGGCCTGCTTAACTTCTTCAGATGAGTTAGGTATACCCCCAAGCTCACGCTCTGTCTTACTGAGCTTATTTAGTACCCTGTCGGGCCTGTTCAATGAGAACGCTCTGTAGCCCCTGTTCTTAAAGTGGTACAGTATACGTGCCTTGTTGTTCTCTGCAAGCACTGGCATACCATAGAAGATACATGCCATCAGCACATCCTCGAAGAATATCTCAGCAGTCTGTGGTCTAGCAATGTACTCTAAGAAGAACTGGTTGGCAGGAGCATCGTCCATGTGGTACTTAGTCATACCATGCAACGATCCATTAGATCCTCTCCCACCTACTACGGCAGAGATATCATACGGGTCACAGCCAAATGATCCAAGGTGTTCATTCCCAGGGTACTTCATTCCATTTCTGGTTATCACATTGTTCTGCATATTAGTAGGAGGGACCCAGCTAATTAAGAACCGACCACGCTGGTCA